GCTTCTGCATCAGGTGACATCGAGTTCACAGCTACTGTAGCGGCGCATAATTATAACCTTGCATCAGCTGCAGGTGACATTGAGTTTATCGGAACTTCTGCAGGACGTATCTTTTGCTTTGCGTCAGTCACAGGATCTTGCGAATTTACGGCAAATGCGACGGCCCACAATTATAATCTGGCGTCAGTCGTAGGTACTATCGAGTTTACAGGTACAGCAGCTGGAAGAATACTACTCGACGAACTACCACTTGTTATATGGGAAGACGCTGACGTAACGTTTAAGAACACCAACGTCACTTGGTATACTGGATTTGTAGATGCTTCTGCATCAGGTGACATCGAGTTCACAGCTACTGTAGCGGCGCATAATTATAACCTTGCATCAGCTGCAGGTGACATTGAGTTTATCGGAACTTCTGCAGGACGTATCTTTTGCTTTGCGTCAGTCACAGGATCTTGCGAATTTACAGCCACGGCACAAGCAGGAATAGGTATCCAATTGATGCCTCCAGAAATGCACGAGTCTATAGTTGATCCGTATGCAGGTGGAGCTTGGATGTGGTTGATCAGAATAAACATTCCTGGATACATCCCTTTATGGTATGCTCGAAATACTGAGAACGTCTTATATGGTGGCAAGAATTACATTAAAAACAACTTCAACATTGGGCTCGCAACGTCATCTGGCGATGGCTCTGTTCCTCGATCTGGCCTTGTAATTGCTCAAGATGCAGATTACACTCTAGAGGATGAGATCAACGCTACGCAGGGAGCGAGTGGCGGTATGGTTAAGGTTATCCGAGCTCACGAAGACTATTTAGACAAATTTATTCTTGAGTTAGAACAAGAAGTTCAGATACTCGTCGGCAATAGTGACGCAGATAATATTACATTTCATTTAGGTATGCCGAATCCCTTGTTGCGGAAAATACCACTGCGTAGGTATTCAAGTAAGCGATGCCCATACGCTTTGCCTAGTTTGTTCAAGGGTCCTGAGTGTCAGTATGCTGGTGCAAATGTTACATGCACTGGCTTATATGAAGACTGTTTCACTAAAAACAATATTGCATTCTGGGGTGGCGAAGCGGGTTTAGACCCAGCCGTAGCTAGAGTATAAGGTGTAAATATGTGGGAAATATTGTGGTGGATTATCGTATACGTTATTTTACCGGCTGCGTTGGCGTATCTTGGCGGCACGCTTATGGCGCCAGACGAGCCTGAAGGAGAGGAGCCAAGAAGAAGTGCGCAGAGTACAAGTTGGAACCCTAGATCAACTCAAAGTGAGGGAATACCTAGGCCAAGAGCTTATGGCAAGAATATGCACCACGGCAATATTGTGTCTAAGTGGACGGATGTCGATGACTCCTACAGCGAAATACTTTACATGGTTGTTGAACATGGTGACGGACCTACCGCAGGTGTAGGTGCAAACATAGTCTACCTCAATGATCAACCGGCTTCAAATTTTGGGTCTGTAAACATACAAGAGCGTCTCGGTACGATGGATCAGACCGTTATGACTGGGTTTGAGAAATCTAAATTACAGCACAACATTGGCACAGCGTTAGTATACGATGTGGCCCAAACATTTACGACGCCTAACGACTTCTTCGAAGATATAGAATACACCGTCAGTTTTCCTCAAGGGTTGTACAGACGACAAAAAGATGGAGACATCAAGAGTTCCCAAAATACCCTACAAGTGCGTATCCGTGAAGTAGGTGGGAGTTGGTCTGACGTGTCCCCGGCCACATTTTGGTGGCAATCCGTTGACCCGCTGTACTATCTCTTCAAACTGTCCGATTATACAACGATCAACAAAGGCACTCAGTACGAACTAGAATTCAAGGTGACGTCACCTCAAGGTGAGAGGCATGTCAATAAGATGTCTTTGAGGAGCGTCCGCGAAGTTTTAGATGTCCCGTTCACTCGACCAGGGAAAGCTTTAGTTGGTATCAGAGCAGTTGCCACATCACAGCTAAGCGGCAACATTGACGTTAAAGTGGTTCGCCAGGACAGGATCATCAACGTATTTAACGGCGCTGTTTGGTCGCTAGAGTGTTCAAACAATAGAGCGTGGATCGTTTGGGATATACTTACACTACCCTGCATCTCGGGAAACGGCGGAGGCACTCCATACGCTATCGAAAGATATGATGGGATGGACCCAGCGTATCTAGACTTAAACTTCTTCCACGCATGGTCGCTATTCTGTGAAGAAGAGATTCTTGACGGTTATGGTGGGACAGAAGCGAGAGCTGCTTGCAACATAATCGTAGATACTTTCACTGACACTTATTCATTATCCCAGAGGATCGCAAGAGTTGGCAGGGCGAATATCTATTGGGCCGGTGATAAGTTGACAGGCTGGATTGACACTGTTGTTACCACACCAATAGATTTGGTTACTATGGACAACATGATGTTCAAGTCCTGGAAAAACAATTGGGCGATAGTTTCTGAATTGGCAGGCGTAATAGAAGTGCTGTACCAGGATTCGAGACAGGGATACGAGAAGACCTCCGCAGATTATTCGAGCGAAGACGCCGGTGGATACATGAATATAGTCAGCCTAGAAGGTATAGGTATGACTTCTCGTGGTCCAGTCATTCACTATGCTAAACATTTGGTTACTCGTAATGCGTTAATTCGAAACAAAAATGAATTCAGGGTGGCCAAAGATGGGTTTCGATATTCTTTAGGCAACGTGATCCGTCTTCAATCAAGACCTGCGAATTGGGGCCAAGCGTACATAGTTAAAAGTGCAACAGCAGATACAATCACTGTAGGCAGAGATGTGGCGGGAGATGTAATACCTGGTGATGTGTTGCACATTCGAACATACGATACAGGTACAGAGCAGGTTATTACTGATACGTATACCGTAGATTCAGTACTGGCTAGAGTTATAACTATAACCGTACCGTGGGATGTCGCACCTATTAAAGGAAATTTAGTCGCCACAGGGGCTGCAACAGATGTGAAGCTGAGGAGGATAACCAAACTTCGACCTACAAAAGATAATTATTTCGATGTCACTGTCGAAACTTACGATCCAGATTTGTTCGACGCTGATGACATTGACCCGAATAACCCTAATGTGAATTATATTTGGGCAGGAGCGAATCCAGATATAGGTGCTCTAGTTACTCACGCTGATCTGGACGATTTAGTAGCTCAAATAATCCCTGCACAACCGGACATCAACGTTCCGTGGCCGAGTAATTTAACTTGGACTGGTAGTTTGGGAACGACAGTAGCGTGGAGCAAAACAGACGCCGACTTCGACATTACATTTAGCTACGCAGGGACTTCCAACATTATCGCGGCTGACTCGACTACTGATTCTTATATCTATTGGGACCCAGCGAGTCCAACAGTGTTTCTCTCGACCAATTTGATTGGCACGGCACTTGCTCCAGATCACTGGTTGATGTGTATAAACATTGATGGTGTCGTTTCTCAACCTAACCCACAACAGGTTATTCACGCGGCAATATTGTTGGCAGGGACGATCAGGGCTGAGACGTATCTTGAGTTGAGAAACACATACGTCTACAACGGAGATGATAGTTTAGATACTGCGAATCCGTTTGACGTACCGTTCAAGATCGTATCGGAAATGATAGCCGTGCGATCTGTCAAGCTTTCGTTTCAAATAAAGCCATATCAGGCTTATTCTACTGCTGCTGCATCAGGCGGAGGCCAAACTTCTGGCGGAGGTGGGACCGGTTGGTGGCAAACTGAAACAGAATTGGCGACTGCCATTGACGCAAATACAGATTCGTCAAGAGCTGATATTTCTTCTTCTGCTCAAACTGATATGGAGGATTTGGACACTCACCGACACACTATGCCTCAACACGACCATAATTTGAGTGGCAGCACTAATTCAGAGGATGGCACTGGTTCGCACAGCCATGATCTCGGTTTTTCAGCAAATGTAAGTAACGAAGACCCAGGCGACACTGATTTGGAGGATTTAGGTAATCATCAACATGGTCTCCCTGCTGGAACAACAGCTTTTGATGGCCACATACATAGCCAGAATGAACCTATTGGCGGGCACAAACATGACATGCCTGCTCAAGACGACCATGCACATAACGTTGCTAACCATGTTCACGGTATCACTTATGGCCTTTATGAAGAGGACAACGCGCCAGTGACGGTTCACTATCATATCGACAACGGTGGCGGGTACGGTGGGCCGTCCGGTAATTTCACAACCACTCAGACTGACATCGACATAACAGCATCGATCACTACAGTAGGTTGGAAGTCTATTAGGTTCGACACAGATAAAAGATGCCGCATTGCAGCAATCATAGAATGCAAGCTAGACATTGACGCTTAAGAAGGAAACAATGAGCGCAGAAATAATAAAGAAACTATTGTAGCAAGTTAGATGAATTGAAAGGAGAAGTAAAATGAACAAAAGAACACTGACATTTGTGCTCACGTTATCACTGCTTGTTGCAGTGGGTGGTTGTGAGGTAACTAAAACTGTTGATCCAAATACTGGTGAAACTGAAAGGACGTTTAAGTTGGATCAGGAGCAAGCCGATGAAATTGAATCAGCAGCAGAAACACTTATTACTACAGGTGCTGCAGCGTCTGGATTCTTGCCTTGGCTAACGCCACTTGTTGCTGCCGCTGCCGCTGGACTTGCGACATGGAGAAAGATAAGGCCAAAATTAAATGAAGCAACTACCGCCAGAGATGCATACTTCAAAGGAGGTGAAGTTTTAGCGACCGCCTTAGATGATGTCAAAACTAATCAGCCAGAAGTGTGGGCGAAAATTGCTCCAGTAATTGAAAGTGCTTCCGGTCCTGTTGGCCACGTCGAGAACGCTATTCGCGGCTTCAGGCACTTGCCGCCTAAATAGTATAATTCGGCGAGCATTCCAAGAGACGGTATTCAGGTCAGCTGGCCGTCTTTTTCTTTGATCCTAGGCCTCTAGCTGCCCAGCCTACAGACCATCGCATCTCAACTCGTGCCATCGGCAGGGTCTGCATGTGAGAAAATCACAAAATGGTCAAGTCCATCTTTTGGCCTGCATTTTTTCAACGAAAATTTTCACCTGTAAATCCATGGTACAAAAGGGATTAAGAAAAAGGTCAAAAAATCATTTGCAACTTCCCAATAAATTTGTTACAATATAGGGTGTAGATGAGAGCTTTAGAAAGGAAACGCACATGAAAGTAGGATTAAAGAGAATTGTCGCCAAGATAACTCAAGGTGATGAGTACGGCGTTTACCGTGAAACTGAAGAACACGATCAATATTTTTTAATGTTCGCTGTTACTACATACAAAGAAGTAATTAGCTATGGAAAAGGAGTAGCTAAAGTTCTTGGTTTAGCTTTTGAATGTTATGCAGATGAACCAATTTCTCCAGAAAAAGATGGACAAAAAGAAAAGCAAAAGCAAAAAGAATTGAAAGACAAAGCACAATGGGAAATAACTTTAGATAATTGGTTCAGCAAAGGCAAGTATCCTTCATCTAAATTCATGAACGAAAAAAGATGGTCTTATTGGTTTTCGATCGGTGGTGAAAAATCTACAGATGGAAGTAAAACATTCGAACCTCCTAAAAAGAAAAAGCTCAGAGCAAAAGTGAAAAGGAAAAAATAGAATGTCAGCGTGTGAAAAATGTTGGGCTGATGCAGGTCGTCGAGCTCAAATTTCCGGTCGTTCTCAAACAGAATGTTATGCTGAATTCCTTGAAGAGCGCAAAAATAATCTTTGTTCAGAAAAAGAACAGAAAGGAGATCTAAATGAAAATTCAATACAAAAATCTAAAACTACAAAAGAAGACTTCGAAGTTGATTGAGCAAGCGAATGAAATTCTTGCTGAGTACGAAGATCAAGGTTTTATCCTCACTGTTCGTCAAGTCTATTATCAATTTGTCGCTAGAGGTTTAATTTCGAATTGTCTCAAATCATATGGGTATGTCGGTGCTGCTTTGAACAAAGGAAGATTGGCAGGCTTGATCGACTGGTCATTGATCGAAGACAGAACAAGAAATCTTGCAGGCAATTCGCATTGGAATAGTCCTTCTGAAATTCTGATGTCTGCAGCATTTTCATATAAACTTGATTCCAGAGAAGATCAAGAATATAAAATCGAAATTTGGATTGAAAAAGATGCTCTTGTTGGAATGATCGAACCAGTTTGTGTAGAACTTGATCTTGATTATTTTGCTTGTCGAGGTTTTGTAAGCCTGAGTGAAATGTGGAGAGCAGCACAAAGATTGAAAAATGAAAATTGCATTATTCTTCATCTCGGCGATCATGATCCTTCTGGCATAGATATGACCAGAGATATTCAAGACCGACTCGTGACTTTCGGCTGTGATAATCTTGAAGTCAAAAGAATTGCTTTGACTATGGATCAGATTAAAGAATTCAACCCGCCACCGAATCCTGTCAAACTTTCAGATTCACGTGCTCGCGATTACATAATAGAATATGGCAGCGAATCATGGGAGCTTGACGCACTTGCTCCAGACGTGCTGGAAAAATTGATCAGAAAGCATGTAGCTGATTTCACTGACGAAAGCAAAAGACAGAAATTATTGGATAGGCAGCAACAAGAAAAAGAACAGCTAGAGCATGTTGCTGAAAATTGGGAGGATTATCGCTAATGAAAAGGATTGGAATAATTGGATCACGAAAAAGAAATAGTGGCAATGATTATCAAAAAATCAAAAATACTTTTATGCGTGTAGCAAATGCAGATGACATTATTGTAAGTGGAGGTTGTCAAGAAGGAGGTGATCATTTTGCTGAAATAATAGCAGCACAATTCAGTATACCAACAGAAATTTTCAGACCTGAATGGAAAAAGTACGGTCGCAGTGCAGGCTTTATTCGGAATACTGACATTGCAAAAACAAGCGATATACTGATTGCGTGCGTTGCTGTCAATCGAAAAGGTGGTACTGAAGACACAATAAAAAAATTCAAGAAGTTTCATCCTGAAGGCAGGTTGATTTTATGCTAGGAAAGAAAGGACAGATTATTGATAAATCGCATTCACAAGGTCTCGGAGTCTGTCAGATGTGGATGAAACTTTTCGAAGAGAATGAAGAATATTTTCATGCTAAGCAATACGACAAAGTTAAGACGGACAAAGAAATTACTGCAAGCATGCTGACTTTTTTTCCTAATCGTAAAACTTCTAAAATATTTCAGTTCGTTCACAAAGTACGAGGACGATACAATCGTGGATGCTTGCTTAAAGATATGAAACCGAAAATTCAAAGCTTTAAATATTTCTACAATAAAAAAGGCAAAATAGAAAGGAGAAGGTGAAATGAAGAATCAAATCATAACTATTGAAAAGACGTCTAAAATATATAAAGGCGCTACAGCCATTGGCGTCTGCATGATTATCGGCGGTATCATGACAATGGCTTCATCAATTGGAGAAGTCCTTGTGATGCTTGGCGTCATACTTTGTATTTACAGTTCGATTGGTGCGTGGTGGAATAACGGTTAAATTCTGCTTGCACCTTTAAGTCGAAACGCGATACGGAGATCGTGTCCACAAGTAGAAGCTTGTGCTGATGAGACTCAGTAAGTCTTACGAATACTTATAGGAGATAAAAGGATGACTACTCAAGAAAACAGATGGGCGTTTATCGCTATTGTGTGTGTTTTGATCTGTTTTATGACTCTATGTAGCGGCTGTGAGCCAATGACAACAAGACAGAAGTGGATGTTCGGTAGCATGTGTATGGCGCAGTGGGCTGACTACGAGAGTACTAGAAAAGGTCACCTGGAAAGAGATGATGGTCCTTGGAAAGAGGCCAGTCCCTTCCTTGACGATCATCCCAGCCGGGATCAGGTGTTCCTGCTGAAACTTGGAGCAGTCGCGTTCTTCTGGGGTCTCGGTGAATTGGACCCGGACCACCGGGAACTCTACTATACTGTCGGGATCGTAAGCGGTGGAGTTAACGCGATACGTAATGATCACATATATGAAGATCGGTTTTGAAAAGTCCGTTGCTACGAGGCGGCGCTGATGAGACTCAGTAAGTCTCGCAAATGATTCATAGGAGATAGAATGATGAAAAGAATGATAGCAACAATTTGTTTAGTACTGGCACAGAGTGCAGTCGGTCTGACACCGATTGGAAATCCGACAGTAAAACCAAACGACGGATGGCAAGCAGCTTTCAATTATGTGCATTCTTCGCAAGACGTGGAACTGTCTGGCTACGGATTGACCGGAACAGGAGACATCACGGTTAATGATTTCCTAGGAGAAATTGGTGCAAACGTAACGGAAGATTGGTATTTGGCATTTCTTATAGGGCTTGGAAAAGCGGATATCGATGATGTTGAATTCAACGGCGTAAAGATTGGTGCTCGTGCAAAGCACACGTTCATTCGTCAAGAAAAAGTTGATTGGTCTTCTTCGTTCAACATATTTCTTTCCAATTTCGCCGAGGACGTATCTTTGCCTGATATTCATCGAAAGGTTCAAGTCGATGTCACTTATATGGAGATGACTGTTGCAATTGGTCCGACCTTCCACATAACGGAGGATGTAGATTTATACGGCGGACTTGGACTTCATTATTTGACTGGAGAAATGGATGTCAACGTTCCAGGGCCGAATCTATCTTTCAACATAGAAAAGGATTTCAATTTAGGAGGCTTCATCGGATTATCTGTCGCAGCGACTAAGCATATCAGCCTTGACATCGAGGCTCAAATGTTCGAAGATGCGAAGGCAATAGCATTCCGATTTAGCTATCGTTTCTGAAACTGTAAGAATCCAGAGAATGAGTGGGCGGTTGCAGCTAAAAAAGTATGACGCAATTCTGTGAGCTGCGCCGCCTACTTTTCTTTGAAAAAACAAGGTTAATATCCCAGAAAAAAATCACAAACTCGCAGTGCGGTTTAAATTCCTTCTAAAAAAACAGAAAATTTTCCACTTGTAAGTTGAGGTACTTGCTTGAATTAGAAAATAGTTCAAAAATTCTTTTGCTTTGTTCGCATAATTGTGTTATAATTAGGTTAGTTGTTTGACAAGTTCATAATACGATGGTTGCTGCAAACGGCATCCAAAATTCTGGCAAATCCGAATGGGCTGTAGTCGGGCGAAAATTCAGGGCTGGAATAAAACGATTTTCTGGGCTGTACGAAACCACACCGAGTTGCTCGGTTTAGGGATCGCGGAATGGGCAAGCCACGCTTGAGCTTGTGGGCATGAAGCGGTTGGACGGTTAACGGCAGAGCGGAAAGCCAACTCCGAATGGGCAAGACTGGCGGTTCGATTCCGCTGCGGAGTTTTAACTTTTTGAAGGAGAACGAATCATGGCAACAAAAATAAAAGAAACATGTTGTGAAGAGATAATGGATGGATTTCATTTGCGTAAATGCGACAAACCTGCTGGACATGGTCCTGATAAAAAGCACTGTTGGCAGCACAATCCGGCAAGGATAGAAAAACAAGCAAAAGAAAAAAATCAACAACGGGAAGAGAAAATTTGTAAAGAAATGCATATGCTAGCAGAAAGAGAAGACCGACGTCTCCGCATCTCTATTCTTCTTTCCCTTGCCGAAGGAATTTCTACGAAGAATTTGAAAGAATGTCAGTTGATAAGTTAAAAGAAGCAGCCCTGAACGGCTCGCAGGTTCAACTCCTGCACAGGGCATTATGAGAGATCAAATTGATTCGAAGCCACCGGGCGCACTTCGGCTAGTTCTTCTTTTAGTCAGAGTCTCTCATACGCCCGGTGGCTTTTTAGGAGGCTCATATGAAAGCCAAGAAGAAAAAATCTGAACTCCAAGAAGCAATGCAGGAAGTTGGCGATTTAGTTCTCGCTAAAAAAAGGACAAGAGAATATCCTTTCAAGACGAAATGCAAAAATTGTGGACACGAAGATGGCATGGCTTCGGATCGTACCGGACTCAATCATCTAGTTTGTTTTAAATGTGGAAAAGTTGGAACAACATCTTACAAAAGGAGCAAGATCATGGCAAAGAAAAAGGTAAAAGTAAAAAGAGCGAAAGCAAAGAGAGTCAAAAAGGCAAAGACAAAAAAGGCTACACACACAGTTGCACGAGCAGTCGGCAGGAACGGCCTCGGCGTTATCGCAACATGGGTTACGTTGTTCAAAGACAACGCCAGAGAAAAATTGACCGACGAAGGCATTAGCAAGGCGATCAAGAAGAATTTTCCGGGACGTGAATCGGCTATTTTCGACCATGTTCAGGCAGTTCGATATCGTTACAACAAGGGTGCTTTGACGAAAGGCAAAACGCCTGTCGTCGAATCAGTTCGTTATGGCGCAGACGGCAACGTAGCATCCGCCAGAGGCAAGTCTACTAAGAAGAAGGTTGCCAAGAAGAAGGTTGTCAAAAAGAAAAAGACCAAGAAAGTCAAAAGAGCCTAACAGCGAAGCCTGCGTTCTTCGGAGCGTAGGCTTTTCTTATGCGCGCAGATATGGCAGTTCCAAGCACCAGCTTCGACGCTGCTGAGATTAAGCCCTGCCTCTGGCACGATTGCCTCAAACTCAGACGAAACGGCTTAGGCTGGAGGCTGCAGGCGTGCGATTTATCGTTGTTTTCGGCTGGAACTAGCTGATTTGACAAATTCCCGAAAAAACATTTGCAATTTGGTCGAAAATGCTTTATAATAGAAGTGGTTTGACGGACGGATCCTGGAATTTAAAAGCAGCGTCGGTGCCAATTCTTTGTCCGGTGAACCAGCCGACGCTGCTTTTTTTATTGAAAGGAACTTATTATGCGAACGCAGATACACTTCAGCGAATCACACAGGCGATCTGTCCTTCCTCATTTCCGCTGTTGCTCGAATCTCTCAAAGTTGTTGCAACAAAACAGATTGCTTTATTCGCTTTGCTCTGTGTTCTCACTTTTTTGAAAGGATAGTGTGATGAAATATTATCGATTGTCTCTCGAGGGCAAAATCATTGGTTTTAGACGTAAGTCGAAACTAGGAACTGAGAGTGAATATCTGGCCATGGCAGGTCACAATTGGAACCTGAAAAAGCTTAATTACGACGCCGAAGTTTGGCTCGGAACACCACCTGTAGGAATTGCTCATCTGAAAAGATCATGAAAAAACTTTACCGACAAGAATATGCTTGGAAGGATGATGAACAAATATAAAGGTTAGGTTTATCCGCATTTGAATTGGGTACCGTAATTAAGAAAAAGAATAAACCGATTTATTGGAGGTTATTGAAATGGCAATATTGACAGCAAATTATGACATAATTGATCCCAGAGATCAGCTTATTATAGTTAAGTCGCAGATCAAAATTGAAACGTATTTGATTTCAGCTTTTATAGCTGATTTGTATGACGCTGATGAAGAATTTGCTGCGTCAATTGAGATTGAGGACTTTCGGATTAAAGAATGGGATGACAGGGAATGGATAGTTCGGCTCATTGATCAAGATCCAGTGGAATGCCAAGAGATTCTTGAAAAGTTACTTGAGCGTCAATCTGGTTGGGGTTCTACAAATTGGTCTTGTTCAATGTTGCTTAAAGAAGTATAATTGAAATGCCTAAGCTTAAACTTGACTGGAGCAAGTGGAAAATAATCAGAGCCAAGATTCTGGAGCGAGATAACTATCAGTGCCAGTATTGCAAAGTCACAATGGAGCAGTTGGCTAAGATTAAAGGTAGAACGGATCGCTTGTTGCTTGTTCACCATATTTTCAACATGGGTGGCGACAACGAAGAGAATTTGGTAACGCTTTGTTATAAGGGTCATTACTCCGCTGGCATACTTGGCAGCAAAGTTTCAGAAGCAATGTTAAGAAGAAGAGGTTGCAGGTAGAATCAGCAGCAACATTGTTATGAGCCAGCCAGCCAGTTATGTCAGCCTTTATAGTGTTTTCAATTCAAAAAGCCGAAAACCGGTTAACCCAGCCTAAAGCATGCCCAAATTCGACATGAGGCTCGCCGCTGGCCGGTTTTCAGCCTTGGGCCGGTGCGATTGGGCCGGACTGGCTGCGAATCAGCTGGGCGAGACGCTGGGGTCGTTGGAATTTGATGGCCACAAATCAAGGTAAATGACCGGGTTGAGAAATTCCAAGCAGGAATTTGAGAAATTCCATTTGCCGCATAGGTGGAAATGCCTTAAGATGGCTCTAAGTCCATGAGAAAAAAGGAATAAAGATGCATCAAAGAAAATTATATGATTACGAACAAAGGGCATTGACTTGGGCATTTCCACGTAAATTAATTGTTCTTTTTATGGAGATGCGACTGGGAAAAACTTTAATAGCTATTCGTTGGGCTTCGCAGTTGTTCGGCAGGATTCTTGTAGTTGCTCCTTTGGCCGTCTGTCCTGTTTGGCAACAAGAGCTTTTTCTTGAACAACACTCTTCAGCTTTGCTTACAGGCGATTGGAAAACTAAAAATCAAATTCTTGAAGACGATGATGTGAACTGGTTCATTACAAATTACGAAAGCCTTCATCAAAGCAGAAAGCCTTCAGCTATTTTTGACTATCGTTGGGATTGTGTTATTCTTGATGAATCAACATTTATTCGAAATCCAAAAGCACTTAGAACTAAAATGTGCCTCAAGTATTTTGATGAAGTTCAATATCGATGTATTTTAACTGGTCTTCCTAATCCAGAAAGCGCGATGGATTATTTCGAACAAATGGCTTTTGTTTATGGCGATTTTTTAGGATGCCGAAATTTTTGGGAATTTCGTCACAAATATTTCAGACAACAAGGAACACAATGGAACTGGCAACCTCGTAAAAAAACGATTTCGAAAATTAAAAAAAGCATTTCCGTGAATACTTTTTCTTTGACACGAAAGCAAGCAGGCGTTGGTTCGAAAAAGATCTATCAAAAAAGATACGTGACATTACCTTCGCATATACGAAAAGAATATGATAATATTGAAAAAGATTTTGCTTTAGGCAACAGAGAAACAAAATGGACTATTGTCACAAGAGTTTGGCTTGCAAGATTAGCTGGAGGACAACCTGAAGAAGCAGAATATTGTTCGCCTCACAAAGCAAAAGAAATCAGTGGATTGTTACAAAATGAATTAGCGGATCAACAATGTGTGATCTGGTTTAGATTTACATCTGAAATATTGTTCGTTCATCATTGGCTGAATACGAAGCATATTTCAAACGATTTTATTAATGGTGACGTTAGCCCTGCTGAACGTGAAAGAACAATAAAAAGATTTCGAAAAGGTAAATTTCGATGCTTGCTTGTTCAATTAAAATGCGGCAAGTTTGGACTTGATTATTCTTGTGCCTCAACAGCAATTTATTACAGCAACAGTTTCGAGCATGAAGAACGAAGACAATCTGAAGACCGAATAATTCATCCCGGTAAAGTAGAACCTGTGTTGATAATTGATGTACTCACAGAAAATACAATTGATGAAGATATTTATTCGGCTCTTAGAACTAAAAATATGAATGCGAAATTATTTGCGCATAAAATTATTGAAAATTTTGAAAAAAGAATAAGGAGAAAACTAAAATGGCAAAGGCAGAAAATACAGTAACAACGACATTGACGTTGAAAAAGGAATGCACAAAAGTTGCACGATATGATAATCCAGATGAGGACAGTGAAGTCGGTAAAGGATTTTATTTGCACAATAAATCTTATGAACAGTTAGGCAAGCCGAAACAAATCGAAATAACAATAAAAGCGCATACAAGTTGAGAATATTATGCTAACAAAGTCACTGCTCGCGATTGATCCAGGAATTGTTTTAGGATATGCGTATTGGCCGAAAAATCGAAAGTATCCTACGAGATGCGGAATCGTTAAACCGCATAAACGTTCCAAAGATTTCTTTCGAGACACCCATAGTACGATACATCAGTTGGGTGACATTATTTCAAAATTGAAACCTGATGCTATTGCATGCGAATGGCCTGCTCATTTTAGTTCGGCTGGTGGAGAAGTTGCTGCCGGTAGTGGAAGCATAGTTAAATTGGCTTTTAATGTTGGACAAATTGCTTTGGCAGCTGATGCTTATAAATGTGAATTCCTTCCTGTTGGAGTGAATGCATGGAAGGGAAATTTACCGAAAAAAATTGTCAAAAAACGCATCCAAAAAATCTTGCTGAAATCAAGACTTGAATATTTGAAACCTGAAAGCCATGCTTATGACGCGATTGGCATAGGTCTCTATGTACGAGGAATTTTCTAATGAAAAAATTAATACACAAATTGTTATGCAAATTAAATATTCACTGGACTGTCATTCAAGGTGGTGGAGCTCATTTTGGAGATGATCTTTGGACTTGTACTAGTTGCGCACGAAAAAAATACCCTGAAGTTTTTGGCGGTATCGTCATTAGAAAAATCAAAAAATAAGGAGGTGGACTGATGAGAATAGAAATACTTGCTAAAATAATATTGACAGTACCTAAACCTGCAGCAGAAGAGACTCCTGAAGATTTTGCGCTTGCTGCTGAACGGCACTTGAACAGTCTTCCACTTTGCATAATGGAAAAGTCCGCGACACAGGTAGGCGTCAGAGTACATATAGGCGGAAAGGCACCGAAGATTCTGCGATGAAAATAAAAAAGAAAAAAACTAAGCAGAAAGGCTGGGATTTCAACAGAGATGGGGTCAGTCAAGGTTTCATCCATTCTTACATCAATTGTCGCGAACAAACTCGTCTCAGATACAAAGAACTTTGGACATCAAAAAATGACCCAATCTTTCGAGAATTCGGTTCGTGCTTTCATTGGTTGATTCCATGGTCTTTGCAGAAACAATTTAAAAAACCTTCAGGAACAGCATCAATTAAACGTGCTGTTGATTCATATTATTGTCTCTGGAAAAAGCAGAATCCTAAACTGACAGTTAAAAAAACCGAACAAATGGATTATGTTCTTGGTCTCGCAGAAAAAGTTCTGCCTGCGTATTTAAAACGATGGCGAGGAGATTATGCCGACCAGAAATATACAATGGGGTGCGATGTTGTTCGTGTGAAGAAATGGATGTCCTTTGAAGAAACCTGGAAAGAACCATATGAATTCAAAGTTCAACAACTCGATGCTCTTGGTAAAGTGATAACGAAAATTATTCAGCTTTTTCTACGAGGCAAGTTCGATGGAGTCTTCATAGATAAGAAGAGCGGCTTATGGCTTTTTGAAACTAAATGCTTATCAGTAATTAAAGAAGATGAAATCATGGAACTTCTGCCTCTTGATATTCAATGCATGCTTTATCTTCTTGCCATAAAACTGAAGTACAATAAAAAACCGAAAGGAGTTTTATATAACATTGTTCGTCGTCCAGGATTACGACAAGGTAAAACTGAAACGCTCAAACAGCTTCTTGGTCGTGTCGAAAAAGATGTCAATGATCCGAAAAGACAAGATCATTATTTCAAAAGAATCGAAATGGTAATTGACTGGTCAGAAGTCGAAGAATGGCAAAGAACTTTTCTGGATCCTGTTCTCAAAGAAATTCGAGCATGGTCACAAGGAGAGATTAAAACTTGGATGAATCCAGATGCTCTGACTTCGAAATACGGTCGATGTGAATTGTATCATTTGATCGTACATGCTGCCAAGCAGAATTTCTTCCAGAGAAAATGTGTATATAACGAACTCGCAGATAATATTTAATACCAGCAGGGACAGCGACGTATGAAAAATGCAGTAACAAGTCTGGAAGCCGAAGTAACTGAACTTGATTCAGTCAACCTTGTTGAAACTGTTGCTTCCTACCTGTCTCGCTGGCACCTTTTGAAAGGAGAATTAAATTGGCAAAACTAAAACTAAGTAGTACGAGAGTAAGCGCAAAAGGAAAAAAGCGCACGAAGAGAACTCAGATAAAGGTTTCGATTCCTAAAAGACCATCTAAGATAAGCAATGATCTTCGAAACTACAGTGTGCTTCTTCATGGCGAAAAGAAAATAGGCAAAACAACATTGTGGGCACAAGAAGAAGACGCATTCTTTTTGACGTTCGATCCTTTGCAAATTGGTCAATCACTTTATCAAAGACATGTTCCTTCATGGCCACACTTTCTGGCATATATAAATCTGCTTGAAAAAGATTCTCGGAACGTGAAGACTGTTGTTATTGATGGTGCTGACATTGCTTATCATCTTTGTTTCAATTGGTCTTGCGAAAAAATGGCAATCGTTCATCCTCACGATGAAAACGATTATGGAAAAAGTTGGAATTTCATTCGTCATGAATTTGAAAGTGCGGTGTTACGTCTGCTTGCTTTAAATGAAAAAGGAATCGCACCGCGATTTAACTGCCACTCGAAATGGGCAGAAATTAAAACACGTGGAGGAGGCAAGACCGATAAACTTGTGACTTATTTAACTACGCAAGCAGAAGAAGTTCTGAATGGACGAATTGATCTTTGGGCAGCATACACTTATGTGGACAGAAAGCGTGTTTTGATTATCGAAGGCAATGAAGAAATTGGAGCAGGTCATCGAATTGATACAGCTTTCCGTACACCAGATGGTGAATCGATTGCAGAAATCGATATGGGCAGATCGCCTAAACAAGCATATCAGAATTTATTGGAGGCATTCGCGAATGAACAAACATATACCGCCATAGACGAACTGACACCGAAGAAGAAAAAGAAAAAGAAGAGAGTCAAAATCAAAATCAAGAGATAAGTTGTTGTTTTCCAGAAAAGGAACAAACTGATGGCAAAAAAGAAAAGAAGTTTCAGCAATCGTAAAGCAGGCATCGGTAAAATGTTCAGCGATGCTAAAAAGCAATTCGAAGAAGAAGGTGATCCTTTTGGTATGAGTGTACCGAATGGTCCGTATATCGCTACATTGACTGCGGCAGAAAGGAAAGAGTCAGGCAATGATCGATATATCAGCTGGCAAGCAATTGTCGAAGAAGGCGAACAAGAAGGGCAGGACATCAACTGGAGATCAAATCTTACGACTGATGAAAATCTCAAATGGTTGCTTATCAATTTCAGTCGTTTCGGCGTTGATGTCAGTGATTTGGAAATTCAAGACGATGGAGATCTCGATCAGATCTTAACTGAATTGGTCGACGCTGCGCCGAAAGTTCGTCTCACTTGCAATAGCGATTCAGGCTATCAGAACGTTTTCATCAACAAGTTTATCAGTGCCGAAGGACCAGCTGAAGACGAACCTGACGAGCTCGAAAAAGGTGACAAGGTCGAAGGCGACATCGACGGAACATCGTATCCGGGTACAGTCAAGAAGATCAAAGACGACCAGATCACTATCGACTTCGATGATGACACCACAGAGACGCTCGATGTTTCAGACGTGACGAAGCTCGAAGAGTCAGCTTGGTTGGACAAACAAGCTGGTTACAAAAAAGGCAAGACGCTTTATGTCGGTACCATCACAGAAGTCGACGAAGATGCTGGCACTTTCGTGATGAAAACGGAAGAAGACAAGACAGTGAAAGGTGACATCGACGATCTTGAAGAACCTGAAGCAACTGAAGACGAACCTGACGAGCTCGAAAAAGGTGACAAGGTCGAAGGCGACATCGACGGAACATCGTATCCGGGTACAGTCAAGAAGATCAAAGACGACCAGATCACTATCGACTTCGATGATGACACCACAGAGACGCTCGATGTTTCAGACGTGACGAAGCTCGAAGCAACTGAAGAAGAGGAAGAAACAGTGGATCTCGAAATCGGAGCAAAAGTCGAAGTCACTTACAAAGGAAAGGAATACACAGGCAAAGTCAAAGCAACCAATGAAGATGACGAAGAAGTAACAGTCTATGTGACAAAACTCAAAAAGAAAGTCACTGTGCCTGTTGATGATATCGCCATCCTCTAAACTGAAACTGAAACTGAAACTTTTAACACTATACGGTTAAGTTAGGCTTGCGTTATTTCATGATTTTTTTCGCAAGCCTAACTATTTTTAGAAAGGAGTATTGTACAGTGAGCTTACAAATATATATCGCAGGACCATTTTTCAATAAGCAGAGCAAAGAAATATTGCAGGCAATTTTGGATAAACTGGAATTGCTTGGGCACACATGCTGGGCACCGATGCGTGATGGAATTACATGTCCGAAAAATGCAAACGCGGAAACGAGACAAAAAGTGTTCCAGTTAGATTGTGAACAATTGCATTGGGCAGAATGCGTTGTAGCTTTACTTGACTATCCGTTACCGCCTTATGAACAATTAATGCTGAAGACACAAACTCCAGAAGGAAAAATCGATTTCATAGATGCGCACTTGCCTGATCCTGGAACTGTTTTTGAAATCGGATTTGTGAATGGGTTGAACGAGTCAAGGAAAGATCCTTACAGATACATTATTGGATACAGCGAGATTTCTGGTTTCAATTTAATGGTATCTGAAGGTTGTGATTGTGTTGTTTCCAGTCTTGCTCAGCTTGAAAGAATAATGGAATTCGTTGAAAATAAAGACTATAAATCATTATCACTGCTCAAACTTCAGTGCAAACAAGGAGATTTAAACGAATTGTAGAAAGGAGTCTTAATTATGTTGGACTTAAGGGAATTACTTGTAGGTTACTCAGTTAGGCTTCGATATGTGAATCGTTTTTCAACATGTCGAGTTTCGAATCCTGAAACTGTGGCAGAGCATTCGTTTTTTGTTGCTTATTATGCTCTTATGATTGCGAAATGGTGTGATATACAACAAACGGCTAGACTGTGTCCTTTAGATTACAAGAAACTTCTCACAAGAGGATTGCTTCATGATATCGATGAAGCAACAACAGGAGATATACCTCGCACATTTAAGTATTCAAATGCTAAATTGAAACAATTATTGAACACTGTAGCAGAACATGGAGTTGAAAATCTCGCTGATCGATTATGGCCTTCCAGTCCTGTCAGTCTTGCTATAAGCGAGGAATGGAAAACTGCAAAAGATGACAGCCTCGAAGGTCGAATTCTTGAGTTTGCTGACTTTCTTTCTGTCCTTTCATTTTTATATGAAGAAATTCGTGCTTCAAATTTCATTATGCGAGAGCATATATCTGCGATGCGAGAATATTATGATAGATTCAAGCATCCAGGATATGATTTTCTTCGTCCATTGATCAAAGAAGCAGGAACAATTCTCTTCGAAGAAATACTTGCTGATGAAACTAAATGAAGAAGAGCGAAAGATTTTCGAGCAACGTCAAAAAAGATATGGTAATTTTGTCGATGCACATGAAAATCTTGGATTGATTTGGACTGGTTTAATACAGAATTATTTTCAAATCAAATTACCTGAACCAATTCCTTCTCATCTTGTACTTTTAATGATGGCAGCAAGCAAACTCAACAGGGCAGTTGCTGAAAAAGATTTGATTGATTCTGACAATTATGATGATGCCAAAATATATGCTGAAATGGCTAAAAAAGCGAAGGAGACACATGAAAAATAAAAATCTCAAACATTGGCAAAGCAGATGTCCTGGAAAACAACAAGCAAGAACAAGTCTTTCTGCTGTTCTATTGGATTGGACAGAATTTCCTTTCCATATGATTCATCAACTTTATTTTTACAACAAGCACGGTACGAAAATGAAAAGATTTCATTCGGCAACCAGATCAGAATTCGAATTCGTTATGGAACTTCTAAAAGAAGATTGGTGCGGCTTGCTTGAAATGCCAACATTTGTCTGGGCTTTTGTTTTACCTCGAAGCTTGCATGCACAAATACGAACACACAGGCATTGGTCTTTCTTTTCTGAAAGCCATCAACTTTCTTTGCCTATCGAATTTGCTGATCAGGATGATTACTTTCACATTCCTGGAAAGAGCAGTATTGCAAAAGCAGTTGAACAAGTGGCCATGAAAGATTCACAAGACCATTACCAAGAATTGCTTGAGCTAGGAGTTTTGCCTTCACTGGCCAGAGGAGTCTTGCCGATGCATATCAATCTTGGCTTGACTGCTGGATGCAATTTACGTGCTATGTTCCAAACAATAGTTTTGAGGAATTGTAACATTTTGCAATCTACGTATTGGCAACCTTTATTGGAGCAAATGGAAAAAGAACTTTGCAAGAAAGTAGATGAGCGATTTTCAGAATTGTTTAAACTCAAACCTTGCAATATCAATAAGCGTTGTCTTTCTTCTATAGAGCAGAAGCTTCGAATAGCTGGACAAGATCCGCATAAACCTTGTAAATACTATTTAGCGAAATTCGCAGATGAAAAAGATTGGAAGATTATTGATGAAAATTAGAGAGGAGTCGTAATGTGGCATTTTCTAGCAGGATTAGTAATCGGCAGTTGGATAGGATTTGGAGTTTTTGCGGTATGTAGAAAGGGTCGTGACGATCGAAATCAGAAAAGAGTTGAAAGATGAAGATTAATGAATTTACGAATCGATATCGATTTTTGAGTAATTTTTTTACTTGCTCTATTGTCTATGATGGACAGAAATGGAAAACTGCTGAACATCTATTTCAAGGATTGAAAACAGATAATTCAATAATGAAAGAAAAGATACGACGTGCAGCAACTCCGGGACAAGCTAAAAAATTAGGGAGGAGAGTTTGGGATCTTAAATCAAATTGGAAACAAAAAAGAAATCTGCATATGCTTGTCGTTCTTAGGTTGAAATTTAGACAGAATGCAAGATTGGCTATTAAATTATCTGCAACTGAAGATGCCATTTTAGAAGAAGGAAATCATTGGCACGATAATTACTGGGGCAATTGTTTTTGTCTGAAGTGCGAAAGCATTAAAGGTAGGAATCAACTTGGGAAACTGTTGATGCAAATTCGAAAGGAATTAAAGAATGAAGATTCGCGATGATATCAAATTGTATGCTAAACTTGCTACTGCTCAAGTTGGTTATGTATCTGGGCAAATAGAAGTTACAAGTAAATGTTATCAACACTGCAAATATTGTTCCAGTTGGCGTGATACTGATTATCGCCACAAAGAATTAACTCTTCAACAAATACAGAAAATTGTTCAAGAATTGCTAAACGATTTTCCAATGTTCGAACACCTTACGATAACTGGCGGTGATCCGCAGAAATGGCAATGGTTAGATAAGTTCTTGCTTTGGTGGCAAGTAGAAAAGATTGATATTGATCTTCAAGTCAGTACAGCATTAGCAAGAGATATTAAGCATCCTGATCTGTGGCGAACAACAATTAAAGATTTTCGTGTTTCTCTTGATGCTCTCACTGCTCAAACTTATACTTTTATACGAGGCGATCATCAAAATTGTCCAGATACAATTTTAACTCGTTTGAAAGAACTTAATCATCCGAATTTGGCAATTATCATTACGATATATCCATCAACTATAAAACAATTATTTCCTCTCTTGGCTTTACTTGATACTTTACAATTTAAAGGATTAGCAATCCGTAAAATCATAATAATGGCAGGAATAGGCATGGAGCTTGACAGAAAATTCTGGGATGATTGGGAACAGGCTCAAGAATTTGCAACTAACGCATCGGTCGCAACAAGTTTTACTGAAAGCATACCTGAGACAAGAAAGGAATGTGAATCTTCCGTGAACCAGCATGTTCGTTGTTGGGCAAGTCGGCTTGGATTCCACATAAAACCGAATGGCGATGTTTTTCCATGTTGTCTGGTTGGTGGAGAAGCAATTACAGTCCAGAAAAAATTCTGTATGGGCAATATTTTTGAACAAGATCTAATAGATATTTATAATTCGTATACACCAACTACTTATGGCATGGAGTTGACATGCCGAGAATTTTGTCAGTACAAACAACTATGCATCAATCTTGCTAGTGATCTTGCTGATAAAACGAAACTTGCAATTCCATAAGAAAGGACAAAAATGAAGAACAATATATTTGAGATCGATACAAATTGTAGATTGGTTGTTAAAGAGACTCATGAAATTGTACCTCTCGATGAACCGGTTTTTATTTTACGAGCTAAAGACAAAAAAGCTTTAGCAGCAATAGTTGCTTACCGAAGTTCTTTCAATCCTTTCAGCCAAGAGGAAAGACAGATTCAAAAAATCATTAACGAGTTCAGGGAATTCAAGCAAGAAAATGCTGACCTTATGCAAGACCCAGAAACGGCCTACAATTGATTTCGTCACATTTTGAGACCATTGCACAGGAGCAGGTCAGATATGAGAGCAGTCAAGAGTCTGGTGCTTAGAAATAGATGATATAAGAGGTGTAGGATCATGGTAAAGACCAAGAGCTTGTTTGACAAATCAGAACTCAGTGATGGCAAACGGATTGTTGTTAGTTATAAGCTGCCGTCAAAATATTATCTTTCTACTCACAACGCAGTATGGGAAGTATATCTGCCTCCTTATCAGCATATGGTTTACGGATACCGTGCGGGGCAGATAACCTGGGAGAAGTACACTGAGTTATACCTGCTCAAAATGAAACTCCCGCGAGCAGCGCAAGCTATCAAGAAGCTAGCCACATTGTCGTTGATTCAAGACATAACTTTATTGTGTTATGAAAAGGAGGACAATCCACATTGTCACAGACATTTATTGAAAGCTCTTATCGACCAAGTAGCCAGTGAACTCAGTTAAGAGGAGCGCAGAAGATGAACTTAGGCCCAAGAACTAAATCGCACATTGACTCGCTGAGCCATTTTGATTTGCTCAAAGGTCTCCGGTTCGCCGCTGCAGGCGATCCTTGGTTTCAGAGCGAAACTGGTCGCTATTGGATTAAGCGATTGAAGCAACTCAGAACAAAAAATCCAGCAGCAGCTGTTGCAGATTCTAAAAGTATTGGATGGGATATAAGATGAAAACTAACTCATTAAAATCAAAGCGAATATTTCAAGAAAAATGCACAGCTTGTGAAAAAGGATTCGTTTTCGTTGCGAGAATTGTTCTCCGAGGCGGTCAAGAAGAATTAAAAGCTTTGAGACTTTGTCGAAAATGTAAAGATATATTAATCACTTCAATTGGAAAGGGAAAAATAAAATGAAAGTCACACTACTAACTAAGACAGAGAACATGGAATCGAATCTTTGGTTGATCTGGCAGTTAAGCCGAGGCCAAGAATCGCTGGGAAAAATTCGCAATCAACTTTTGGAAAAAGCAGATCTCAACAAATTCTTCGAACGAATTATTAACGAAGATATTCCTCTGGCGGAAATGATTGATTTCATTTTTGTGCTTGAGGATATTCCAATTTCACTTAGAGAACAACTTGTCCGTCACAGAATTGGCGTAAAGGTTGCTGGTCAAGAATTCTGCGATCTCGTACCTGATTTGGCTGACTCAAGTTTCTGGTCCCAGAGTATGCGTGTTTTGGACATGAGCAATTTCGAATACTTTGTCCCTGAAAGCGTTCAAAAGGGTACAGATCCGTATGGCATTTATGCAAAACATATGCTCAATACCAGAATAACATATTCAAAACTTGTTGCTGCTGGTATCCCTCGTGAAGATGCTCGCAATATTATTCCTCTTGGCGCTGCTCACCGTATCGTTTGGAAATTAAATTTGGCAGCAATCAGACACATCATGAGCAAACGTGGCTGTTGGATTTTGCAGCTTGGTCTTTGGAGGCCTGTGATTGAAGGTATGGTGAATGAATTATGTAAGTTCAATCCTGTTTTCCGTCAGCTGGTTACTCCGCCGTGTATGCGAGGCGACGAATTTCATGGCTGCTTGTTCTGCGAAAATAATTATGCTCGGATCGAAGGTGATGTTGATCCGTTGCCACCTTGTCCTCTGTTCTTGAACCATTACCATGAAGAAGCATTGGATTGTTCCAACGAAGTTTTTCCAGAAAGTACAACTTGTTGGTTCTGGCAATCAGATACAAATAAATGGACTTGTTGTGCTGAAAATCAAATGCCTTTAAAGGAAAAAATGCGTGTTGATTATGGAAAGTTATGGCAGCGTAATGTTGATACCGGAGAAAAAATATGATAACCTACACGATTGTTATTATTGGAGGCAGCATTCATAAGCCTTTTATAGCGCTTCAGTGGGGAACTACTGCGTTGATATTAGAGTGTGCTCCACTTAGAGATCTCATACAAGCAGCGAAAGAAAAGAGCATATACAGCGTACTCGAAAGAATTCCGGAATGTCAACGTGAAATTCTGGCTTTTATCTATGAAGAATACCATGATAAACTATAGGGAATTCACTTGTGCTAAAGTACTCGCGATCGACACGGAAACTACCGGAGTAGAAGTTTGGAATGGCGATCAGCCTTATGCTATAAATTTTTTCAATGAAGACGGAAATGCTTTATATTTCGAGTGGTTTGTTGACGAATGGACACGTACTGTTATTCCAGATCCATTTGAGCTTGAACTCTGCGCTGACATTCTAGGCAATAAAAAAATCAAAAAAGTTTTCTTCAATGCTAAATTTGATATTCGTATGATGCAAGAAGGGCACGGAGTCAAGACAGTATTCCCGATTGACGACGCTATGTTCATGTCGCACGTGTTCAATTCTGCTGAACAGCATGCATTGAAACCTCTTAGCGAAAAATACTTAGATTATTCTAGTGATGATCAACAACTGCTGAAAAAAGCAACGATCAAATGTCGGAGACAAGCAAAAAAATTAGGCTGGCAAATTCACGAAGATGTAGAAGGTGATTATTGGCTCAACAGGAAGTTGAATCCTGAAAATAAATTATGCGAAATATACAACATCAATGATTCAGAACGGACATTCCTTTTAGAAATGTTCTATCGAGAAGCTCTAGAAGAAATGGGTTTAATGCACGTTTATGAAAGGGAAATGGAACTCTGGCCTGTAACATATGCAATGGAAAGTCGAGGAATTCGAACTGATCTCGATGTTGTTGAAATTGAAACAAAGAGACACCAAGAAGCAGCTGAATATTGGCAACATATTGTCGAACATGCGGCATGGCCTGATTTCGATATTAAATCTCCGCAGCAATGTGGAAAGCTTATTTACAGCAAACTAAAATTACCAGTAACAAGACGAACAAATCCTTCCAAGAAATTTCCTGATGGACAACCTCAAGTAAATATTGATGCTTTGTATCAGTATGTAGCTCATCCTGTGGTCAAAGCTTTATTCAAATATCGAGCATCAGCTAAAGCTTTGAGCAACTTCTTTCTAAAATACGAATACTTTGCTCGTCACGACACAATATCTCCAGAAGAATATGTCATTCATCCAGACTTCAATCAGGTCGGACCAGCAACAGGCAGATTTTCTTGTCGTCGTCCGAATTTTCAAAACACAGCAGATGCTTTAACTACAAGATCACCTGAACCAATTCAAGCTAGAGAGCCTTTTGGCCCTCGCGAAGGATATGTCTGGTTTCATTTTGATTGGAAAGGTCAAGAGCCGAGAATTTTTGCAGAAGTATCTCAAGAAAAGATTTTACTTGATGCAATCGCAAAAGGACTTGACATACATACTTTTACCGCTAACAAGGCATGGGGCGGAAAAGATAATCCACGTGCTATTGATGCTGCTTCGCATGCTCTGGAACTAGATGGTACTGGTGATGGCCAGAATGAAGATGTGCGCAAGCTTTGGAAAAAATATGAAATCAAAAAAGTTTCAGCTTTGGATGATGATGATAAAATTTTAATCGCAGCAGATTGGATGTCTGATTTCGCTTGGGACATTGAAAGAGCAGAAGCTAGTCTTCATAAAAAGACATGTCGAGCAAGAAGCAAAATGATTTTCTTTGCTAAGATTTTCGGAGGTGGAGCGAATGCAATCATGGATCTGCTGAAATGTTCCTATCTTGAAGCCATACAATTTCTTGATGATTATGCAAAGCTTTATCCTCGGATTGATGAATATATTACTGAATTATCAGATCAAGCAAGAATGGATGGTTATATCATTAACGCGTTCGGCCGAAGACTTGTAATTAATCGGAGCAAACCTTACATCAGTGTGAACTATATGGTTCAGGGAAGCGCAGCAGATATGATGAAAATTAGTCTGACTCGTGTTGCTAAATATCTGAAAGAACTGGAACTAGACATTCATTTGGTGATGACAGTTCATGATGAACTTGTTCCGGAGTTTTGGAAAAAACATGTATTCAAAAGTGTGCTTTTAGAAATCAAACGAATCATGGAAGATTTCGATGATGTTTTCCCGATAGGAATGATTGTTGATGTAGAGAAATGTGTTAAAAGATGGAATGAAAAAACAAAGGTAATATTGTGAAATGCAAAGTTAAAAGTTGCTCAAGAAAAAGATGGGGTAAAAAAGAGTATTGTCGCACACATTATAGAAGGTGGAAAAATTATGGCGATGCATATGCTGATATACTCATAAAAGATGGCAGCAAGTTGTCTTTGGCAAATCAAAGAAAAATTTTACAAGCCAAACCAGGATATCAATACTGTCAACAATGTGAAAAATACAAAAAGACTGAAGAATTTCCTGAAGCTAGACCTTGCATGTGCAAATACTGCGAAAGAAACATTGGATTGAAAAAAATATACGGTATTGACAATGAAGACTACAATAAACTTTTGAAAAAACAAAAAGGCAGATGTGCATTATGCGGAACAAAAAATCCTGGTCGCAGATACAATTTCTTTTGTATTGACCATGATCACAAAACAAGAAAAGTGCGAGGATTATTGTGTTGGATTTGCAATGCACATGTAATAGGCGGTATTGAAGCAAGAAAAATACCTGTTGACCGTATAGCGAAATATTTGCAAAGATGAAAAAAGTAAAGACCCATATTGTACCGGAAAACAATGCGTTATTCGGAGGAGTAAAAAAACAAAAAGCACATAAAATTTCAATGCGAAAATTGGGAAAAATACATATTTTCTTGACAGAACCAACGAGATTATTATGTCACACCAAAGCATGTGGAAAATGTCGAGTTTCATTGAAAAGTTTTAAAGAAATTCATCATCCAAAAATGTGGTGCAAAGGTTGTTTAAAGAAATATAGGAGAATGACATTATGAAATCAGATAAAGAAATAATTGAACAAAGTGCAGCAATTTACGAAGCTTTACGACGAAGTGAAATTCAACCTTCAGCCAGTCAAACTTTGTTGTTCGAAGCTTCTTGTGCTCTTAAACGTTATGAAGACCAGTCACGAATGACTATTTCTAATAAGATAATTGGTGAATTGAAAGTACTATCAGGCATGCTTGTTGCATCACCGCAATTCAGTTCAGCCGGTAAAATCTTAATTGAAATCTTCAGAGAAGAAGGGATTGATCTTGTATCATGATTAAAATTGCGATTGTTTCAGAATTATTGTCTGATACAGAAGAGATCCATAAACTTCTAGCTAAGCATTACATAATTGAAAAGACAATTACTGGAAAAAGCGATACTTTTTTTACGCAAACAATTACAATAATAGATTCTCCGGGACAAGCAATAGACTTGTTGTGTACTGCAACGGGAATTGATCCCAGAAAGAGATCTAAAAGAAGAGGCGCAATATGCGTTGCTTGTGCAGCATGTTATCTGCTTCGATATCGATTTCATTTGTCACATGAAATGATAGCTAAACGGTTGCATTATGTGAATCGTATAAGTTCGATCATACACTGCAAGCATATGCCTGAAATAGACGTCGATAGAAAAACTGTTCCTATTGAACTTGCAATAGAACGTGTATTTGAGAAAGCGAAAAAATATCCACCAACAGATAATAGAGGACAAGGACAACGAAAATGAAATTCAAAGTGACAGATGCAACTAATTTTTTGAGAGTATTCTGTGTGCCTTCGATATTTCCATCAGGTTATTGTTTTGATGGAGGTCATGTAGTTCCTTTTGTAATGGTAGATTGGTTCAATGCTCTTGATCCAATGGCAGAATTACCAATTGAATTCAGAAACACTGATGAATGGTACTTGAAGCACATTGAAAAATTGAAAACATTTATAAAAGGAAAGAAGTATTTCAATCCAAAACTCACCTACATGATATTGACTGATTATGGAGACGTATTCTTGGTAAATCCAGAATTAAGAGCAGAAAAATTGCAGAAACAAATGGATGAACTCAAACAGTAAAAGGATTAGCATATGGACGTGTCAAGGAAGATAAAACCGTATCTCTGTTTTGGATTTAATCAGGCCAAAAAGTTAGGCGATGAATATGTTGGACGTTGTCCGCTTTGTGATAGGAAAGATCATTTTTATGTCAATGAAAAAACAGGACTTTTCAGCTGCAAGAGTTGTAGTGAAGAAGGCAACACTTATACTTTTTTGAAAACATATTCAAATCTTGTATACGAATCAACAACGACTGAAGAGTACCGAGAGTTGGCCAAACACCGTGGTCTTCCAGTCAAAGCTCTGCGTGATTGGCGGTTAGGCTGGAATGGTGAACATTGGCTCCTGCCTGTCCTTTCGGAAAAAAAGACTTGTCGAGATATTCGACGATGGAATCCGAAAGACAAGAAGAATCCTATGAAATCAACTGCAGGGTGCAAGGCTCAACTCTATGGATGGTACAGGGCTTCACGGTTGGATGCAGGCTCGACGATATACATCTGTGAGGGCGAATGGGACGCGATCGCTCTATCATGGCTCTTGTGGCGAGCAGGAGTCGTTAACGTAGGCGTTGTAGCAGTGCCTGGCCAGAACACTTTCAAAGATGAATGGATTGACGATTTGAAACCTTATCACATTATTCTTTGTTATGATAACGATTCTCCTGGAGAGGCAGGAAGCGTTAAAGCCTTCCATAAACTCAAAGACAATCCTGAAGAGATCGAAGTACTCTCATGGCCAGCAAGATTCCCTAAAAGTTATGATGTTCGTGATTTCATCCGAGAACAAATCCAAGAAAAAATAGGCCCAAAGAAAATCCTCAAAAATTTGAGAGCATACGTTGTCGAACCTGAAGAACTCTCTAGGTATCTCGATGAAGAAGATCAAGTTGAAAAGGAGGAAGACATTCTTGAAAATCCTCCAAGTTTCAATGAAACTTTAACTGTCTATAAAAAATGGGCAGACATGAGTCCTGATCTTGTCAACGCTCTAAAAATTATGTTCGCTGTTGTTCTCTCGACAAAAATGGCAGGCGATCCTCTCTGGATGTATATTGTAGGTCCGTCAGGATCAGGTAAAACTATGTTGCTGATATCGTTGAGGAGGAATCCTCAATCTGTTTTTGTTAGCAACGTTACTTCGAAATCAATAGTTTCAGGATTCAAGACCAAGCCTGATCCAAGTTTACTTCCGAAGTGGAACAACAAAACCTGTGTATGGAAAGACTTTACTGAAATTCTTGAAAGCAGAGATAAAGACGAAATCTATTCAACCTTGCGAGGAGCTTTTGATGGTCAGGTCCACCGGACTTTCGGCAATGCTGTTGAACGTATTTATGACAACCTGCATTTCTCAATGCTCGCAGGTGTTACTCCCGCAGTTCACGGTGATAAAAAAGCCATGTTAGGAGAACGATTTCTGAAGTTCGAGATCTTTAAAAACATCAATGAAGATACTACTACCCAGATTGAAGCAGCAATGAGTGACAGTGGCAAGGAAGATTTAATGGCCAGAGAGTTGGAACTCGCAGCCAAGAATTTCTTAGCTCGCAAGATAGATTTGCCTCGCCTTCCTGAGTGGGTTAAGAAAAGAATTATTGCTCTCAGCCAGCTGACTTCGATGCTGACTACTGTTATTGACCGCGAGCAATTCGGTAATCGCGAAGTTTCGTATATGCCCTCTCCACAAATTGGTACACGAATTGCAAAACAGCTTGCCAAACTTGCGAGGTTTATAGCCTTAGTAATGGGGCATAAATCCGTTCAATATGAGGACTATTTACTTGTTGAAGATACAGCTTTCAGCACATCCAGAAAGATGTATTTATTGATTTTATCGACCATCGCAAAAACTGGTGGTTCGGCCACAATTAAGGAAATCCAGTTAAGGACACGATTAGGATGGTACACAATTTCCAGTCAAATCAATGATTTACACCTGTTGGGAATCATCGATCAAGCGTCGATTGAGCATACAAAATTAAAAGGGCGTCCTAGCATAAAATGGAAATTGACGAAAAAGATGGAGTCTTTATTCGCTTTCGTTAAACTTGGTGAAAAACTACTTAAAGCTAGAAGGAGAAAAGACTTATGAATTATATCGAAAAACATGGTAACTGTATAGGCATATGTATTGTCTTGTGGGTAACATGCAAGGTGGCCTTTTTTGAAGTTCCCATTTAAAAAAGATGAATTAAAATTAATTATCATTAAACGTGACCGTAATTTCTTTTTTTCTTGGAAGTTCAAAAAGCCTATTCCCTTAGGGGGTTTACTATATAATTGATGGAGGCAAGCGACATGTTAGATAATTCTGTTTTTCAAAACATAAATTTTAAATCAATAGCGTTGTTAGCTGAAAAGCATTCTATGGAAGATTTAATTGATTGGGAGAAACAAACAAGAGGAATAAAGAAATATTGTAAGTTGCACGCGAAAATAAAGAATGCGATATGGAGAAAAGAAGAATGGATTTTTAGACAGATGTCTTTAGCAATCAAAGAAGGAATGATACCTTTACGCAACGGAAGTAAAATTCCTCTCCGACTCACATATCGATGCTTATACTGTGGTGAATGGTTTTCACAAGTAGGAGCAGAAAAACATTTTGGAAAAACCCGAATGGAATATCATAAAAAGAAATTAACAGGAAAAGATTCTGGAATAGAAATAGAAATTTAAAGGGATGTAGCATGAAAAAGGAATTCGATGAAGGCATGTGTGCGTTTAATCGAGGGACGAATTATTGTACAAGTCCATATACTTCTTGTACGATTGAATTTGTTTGTTGGAAAATGGGATGGGAAGAAGCGTTGCGACATACACTTGCAATAAATGAGAATCCGATACAATTAGATTGTAAGGCATTAGACGAATGAAATGTAAATTAAAGAAATACAAGTATATTTTCACAAGCACAAGTTTTTGTGGACAGAAAATATATTTTGAAAGTACAGGCAGACATAATGTTGATGCTGCTTACAAGACCGTGGTTCATGACTGGATGCACCGAACAGCATCGTTAGACATGACAAGGGCAGACGTGCAAATAGTCTTGAACTGGAGACGTTGAGACATGCTTGCGGTGCAATGGGTTCAATTGGATGCGATATGAGCTACATCTGGACGCTGGGTGCTTTAAATTGGATGTAATCAAGGAGATTGAAAGGGCTCTTGTATCTCAGTCAATGGTTAGTCTATGGAGATTATGTAAAATTATGTCAAAGATAAGAAATAAAAAAACAAGGAAGTTTTTTGTAGGCTATGTGAAAACGAACAAACCGCTGTGGACATCAAAGTTCTCTGATGCTCTTAAATGTTCGAAAGCAGAAGCAAAACATTATCAAGTACGGTTGAAATGCCAATCTCAAAAGACTGAAATTTTATAGGAGACAGAACAATGGTTGGATTTGGCGATGTGATGGAAGTGATAAGTCAAGTTATCATCAATCAACAGGACGAAGAAATAAAACTATATCAAGAACTTTACAAGACGATGAAAAAACATCGTTGGATACTCATAGAAGAAAAGTTACCGGAAAAAAACAAATGGGTGCGTTTGTCTGATGGTAAAATAGAAGTCAAAGGCAAAAGGATCAATGACAAGGAATGGTTCGGTCCAGAAATAACTGCTGCACTTGAAAAGAGGCTCACTCACTGGCAAGAAATAATTTTGCCAATTTGAATGTGAGGTTGAGATCTTTTTTCAAATTCCTGAAAAATTTTTAGTCCATGTAAATGCGGAGGTTAAGGGTTATATCTGCAAATAGCCCTATGATTTCTTTTGCAATTTGGCGTGGAAGTGGGTTAAAATGGAGCCATATATTGAATGGACTCGACTATGAAAGCAAGGAAGATAACAACTAAGCCTGCAAAGACTGGTAACAAGCAGCGCAAGAAAAGTAAGCCTGTTGTATCTCCAGAAGATCGGCGGAAGAACGGACAGTTCGTCAAAGGCGTTTCAGGTAATCCTGCTGGCCGAGCTAAAGGACCAGGCAGAATACAAGAATTAAAGGAAGCAATCAAACGAGTCGAAACGAAACTTAACAACAACTGGTTACAACACCAGATAGAAAAAAGTTACGATGACACCGCACTTGCCATTGCACTCATGGGAAGGATATACCCAAGCCTCAAAGCAGTTGAAGTGGTTGGCGGATTAGCTGTCGGCAAGATGTCGGAAGAAGAGTCTAGCGAGATTCAAAACGTACTAAGGCAACGGTATGAAATTGATACTAAGTCTTGAACAAATACGAAAGGTTGGTAGAGCTATTGCTTTGCATCAGCCACTTAGCGCGGATCAGCGGCGCTTTGCTATGTCGTTGGCTTATGTCCGCTGGCTATTTGGAGGTAACCTGTCCGGCAAGACATATCTCAATATGATGGACCTCGCCCAAATCGTTCTTGATGTGCATCCTTTCAGCAAAGTTTCTACCGGCATTCATTGGGTCGCCATTGAGACATGGGAACAAGTGCGAGATATTCTGTGGGAAGAATATTTGAAGAAGATGATTCCTGCGTACCATATTGTTGACATTCGTTACGGTCAAGACAAAGTACCTCGTAAGGTGTCTTTGGATACTGGGCACCTCATCGAATTCAAAGCATTCAACCAAGGACGAACATTGTTTCAAGGTAGGCCGGGTATTCAATCTGCTCATTACGACGAACAGTGCCTTCACGACTTCCAAGGTATACTTGACGAAACCCAAACAAGATTAATGAGGACGTCAGGCACGCTTAGTTGGAGTATGACACCAATTGTTCCTCAAACTCTGTTGGAAGAAAGGATAGAGGAACTACCTGCCACCGACGAAGTGTTTCATCTCAACTTGAACGACAACCGAAAGAGTCGAGGTGGATACATAACTGACGAAAGAATTGACGAAAAGATTGCTGAATGGCCAGAAGAAGTGCAGGCAACCAGGATTGAAGGATTGTTCGCAAGTTATTACGGAGCAGTATATAGAAGTTTCAGCCGTAAGGTACATGTCATAAAGCCTTTCAAGATTCCATCCGACTGGACTTTATATCGCGGAATCGATTTCGGCTTTACGAATCCTTTCGTTTGTTTATGGGTGGCGAGAGATAAGGATGAGAATTGGTATGTGTATCGCGAATACTACCGCGCCAAAACAGGCATTCAGGAGCATATCGCTAATATGAAAGCGAGAAGTGTTGGCGAAAGATATGAAAGAACTTTTGCTGATCCTGAAAATGCTGAGGACCGGAACGAGTTGCGGACAGCTGGTATACCTACTTTCACTGCAAGGAAAGATGTAGCTCGTGGGATTGAACTTGTGCAAGGTAAGCTTAAAGTTAAGACGAATGGCAAGCCGAGTCTTTACATTGTCAACACTTGCCGCAATACAGCGAGAGAGTTTGCTATGTACCGATATCCAAAAGGTTCTGTTTCAAGAGATCCAGCAGACATTCCTCTTGCGAAGGATGATCATTGTCTCGATCCTTTGCGGTATATTCTGTATACTGTTCTAAGACCAAGAAAGAAAGGAAGCGTGGTGGCGGCATAATGGCAGCTACAAGTTATCCAAATAGTACATCTGAGTGGACGTATTCTAAAGAGTCTTGGTGGCAGAAGTATTGGCTTTATATTTGCTTGCCTCTATCGATGGCAGCTATACTTCCTGTTGTATATTTGTTCGCTAAATGGCTTGCAGGAAACTCAGCATGAAAAAGAAGCCTTTTAAAATTGTTTATGTGAAAGTGCTGAAGAAGATAGCTCGGCGAATAGCTGTGTTGGCTGCGCAGCTCAACAAGTAGGAGCTAGAAAGCTATGACCCTAACAGAAGCTATAAGTATTTTAGACTTGAAGATAGTTTCAGCGGACGCTATCAAAGAGGCTTATCGAAAGAAAGCCAAACTGCTGCATCCAGACAAAGGTGGGGATGAATCAAAATTCAAGAGGCTGGTTGCTGCCTATGAGCTGCTAACCGGAAAAAACAAACCTCGGCGATCGGTAGTGCTGAGACCTGTTGTTGTGCGGCGGTATGTATGGGTTCAAACAGTAGGGTATAATACGACGACAACAGGATTTCAAGGAACTAAACTATGTTGAAAGAGCAAGAAATAGATTCTGACGGGTACATAGACCCGAAGCCAGCAGGACCACCTTGTAATGAGTGTGATGAATGTGAAACCAATCCAGAAGTAATGGAATTAGTTCCATGGTGTTGGAAACGAAGCATGCAAGTGAATCCTTTAGGTACTTGTAATCATCACCAGGAGAACGAGAGTATCGATAATGGCTGAAGAAAAGAAAAAAGGTCAAGTCTTTGTTCAAACAACTAAAGGCCTCTATGCTTACGATCTTCTTGTTAAAGCGAAAAAGGAAAGCTCCAAGCAGCTTAAGCAAGAACAGAAGTTCCTGAGCCAGATGGGTTTAGTTAATCCACCTTTTCCTCCTTCAACCTTTTTGACTCTGCTTGAATCGAATCCTATATTCGCTCGTTGCGTTAGACAGATCGCTATCGATGTTGCCGGACTTGGTTGGTCAGTCCAACTGAAAGATGGTAAGAAGGATAATACAGCAGAACTCGAAAGGATCAATGCTTTTTTAACTCACCCTAATCCAGAGAGCTCCTTTCGTGCTGTGCTGAAAGAATTACTTATCGACTTTGGCTCGGTTGGTTGGTTTGGATTGGAAGTTATTCGAGATAAAGTTGACGGCGTAGCAGAAGTTTATCATGTACCTGCTTACACTCTGAAGGTTCATCAAGATAAAAATAAGTATTGCCAAATTCGTAATACCAAAAAGGTTTGGTTCAAGCGATTCGGTTACGAGAAAGACATTACATCGAAGGATGGAAAAGAGACATCTGGTAGTGCTGACAAAGCTAATGAATTGATATTTCACAAGAACTATTATCCTCGTTCTGATCATTATGGTGCACCAGATGTGCTTTCTGCTATTGGCGACGTAATGGGAGCGATAAGCCAACGAGATTATAATTTAGCATTCTTTCGGAACTTCGGCATGCCTTCTGCTATTATCATCTTAGAAGGGGATTGGGATGAGGGTGCAATAGATGTAGTAAAAAGTTTCGTGAAGAATAGTACTGTTGGAACCGAGAATGCACATAAGACGTTAGTAGTAACTCAGCCGGAAGGAGTTACTTTCACTTACAAACCGCTAACCTCAGAACTACCTAAGGATGCCAGTTTCAAAGGGTACGAACAAGAACGTCGAAGCAATATTATGATAGCCTACTCAATGCCTCCAGAAAGAATAGGCGTTCGACTGGTTGGCAAGTTAGGAGGCAACGTTGCAGAAGAGGCAACGAAGATTTACATAGAAGGAGTCGTTGAACCTTTGCAGCAAGATATGGAGGAGATTATAAATGAGAAGCTGTTGCGCTCAGAAATATATCAATTCAAGTTCAATGATATTGACCTTCGCAATTATAGTGCTGAGATAGAACAGCATGCGAGCATGATTGCACATGGCATTGAAATGCCGAACCAAGCAAGAACGGAGCTGGGTAAAGGTGAACCTTATCTGGAAGGTGACAAGTTTTATATAGGCACATCTTTAGTTATTGTGGGAGAGCCAAACGAACCGTTAAGTAAAGCAGAACAGGAATTGTTAGACGATGTCTTGTGAGTGTGAACGAAATGTTGAAGCTTGAAACTTATGTGTGTGATGATTGTGGAGCAGAATTTCAGAGTGCCTGTTTTGCGGAGTTCAAAGAAAAGGAGAAGAAGCATAAATGCAAATTAGTCAACAAAAGAGTTGCGAGAACTAATGAGCGTAAACAAAAGCAAGTAGCACAAGGATGGGAAGATTCAGTTGCTGACGTGATCGAACAGTGTAATTTCAATAATTTAGTTCGACAAGGAGTAGTTGTTTGCATACAATAGTTGAGACAACTCAGATATGTATTGGGCTTTGCGGAAGAGAACTTCTTGTGAATGCTGAGAATTTTTATCGCGCTCACAGCTGTAGGTCAGGGTTTAGCCATAAATGCAAACGATGTGCTAGAGCAGCGGATAAAATCAAGTTTCAGAAAGCTCAAATCAATCTTTTCGATGAAGCAGCCTGGGACGATAAACAACGAAGATCAAAGCAGTCTATATTTATTTCGGTGCATAAAGCATGTTCATAATAGCCAAAACAATTCAAAGCGATCTGGGCGAGTTGGCAGACAAGAACGAGCGAATTCTTCTATTGGCTTTGCGCGATTGGATGGCGATTGTTGTTCAGCAAATTCAGTCTGATCTAAGAACTAAGTATGCGAAAAGCATTGCATCCGAATTAACTGATTGGGAGATGATCGAAGAATATGGCAAGAACGCCATGAAGCCAGCGACTTTGAAGGTGATGCAAAAAGGCGGAAATGCAGCTTTCAAGTCGCTGGCGATTTCTGGTAGTTTCGATGTGCTCAACGTCCAAGCTGTGAAAGCAGCAGACAAGTTCGTTGCCAAGCTAGTTACGAATGTCACAAAAGAAACAAAAGCAGGCATACGAAATTTTATCAGCACAGGAATCAAAGAAGGCAAATCAATGCCGAAGATCGCTCGTGAGCTTCGTCCGATAGTCGGCTTGACGAAACCGCAAGTGCAATCAGTTGCGAATTATCGTAAACTGCTGGGCGACAAAGAAAAGTTTCCGAAGCTGACAGCTGGAGACGTTGACCGCAAAGTGCAACGATACACAGACAAAACACATCGAAGAAGAATGGACACTATCGCACGAACCGAGACTGCACATGCGCAGAACATTGGGTATGTCCAAGGTTTGGCGGAGAACGGTGTTACAGAATTCGAATTCGAATCAGAACTTGATGCTTGTCCTGAATGCACTGCTTTGAAAGGTGATAAATTTCCTGCTGAGGAGGCACAAGACATTATTCCTGTTCATCCAAGGTGTCGTTGTGCTATGCTTCCTGTCATCGGCGAGAAGACTGTAGGAGATAAAGGCAAATATGACCGTGACGAGTTGCCTGCAACAATGCAAGCGCCAGAGGGTTTGCCTGCTTGGAAGAAGTACAACGCAATGCATCCTGAGCAGACCAGCCAAGAGAGTCTCTATGATTGGTACAAGCTTAAGTATGAAACTGATGGTAAGCTTGCACCAAGTGCAGCAAGATTTTTGAAAACGAATGCGAACAGATTTGAAGCGAAGTCAGTCAAGATCATGAAGCCTGTTCCTGGAGTTTCAACAACAACGATAACGCCCGCTGAGGTTAGAGTTCTTCCGAAGCCAAAGCCTGAAGGAGTTCTTCCGGAAAGTTATTTCAATGAAACTAAAGGATGGGAAGAGAGACTTGTATCACACAAGGCTTCTTTGCAAGAACGTATCGGCGTTGATTTCAAAGCTTTGAAGACACAGCGAACTGATCTTCCTGAATATAAAGAAGCTTTGGCAAAATTCGAATCTGCAATGAAGTCTGGAGCAACAAGCAAAAAGATACCTTCTGCAACTCGCAAGCCGACTTATAACGGACTTGCAGCTAAAAAGCCTGCAGCGACAAAGAATCTAAATGCATATTATGACAGACTTGAAGAAGTTGGTAGTGATGATTTAATTAGACATTATGAAAACCAGAAGATTTCAATAACTACGCACACAGGTAATTTTCGTGCCAAAGCAGACTCTAGATGGTTCGATATTGACATGGCAACAAGTGATCAAGTTAAGATTTATTTTCACGAGCTTGGACACTTGATGGAACACAACAGCAACATTGCTGTTAAAGCCAAAGCATGGATACGAGCAAGAGGAGGAGGCATAGGTAAATCTGTGCCTTACAACAAAATTGCTTCATGGTCTAAAGATACTCAAATGGCGTACAAGGATAAGTTCATAGATCCTTATGTTGGCAAATATTATCGAAGTGGTCATACAGAAGCAATCTCAATGGGCATGCAGCAGTTTACTTCTTACAGCCAGATGATGCGTTTCGCCAAAAAGGATTTCGATCACTTTGCTTTTATTCATGGGATACTAACCGGTGCAATTTGAAAAGTCATTCAAAATTTGGATAAATCGAGAAGACACAATTTCTCTTGAAGAAGCTCTGCGAATTGCAAAGCGAGAACTCTGTGATATGGTTTACGATCCATTAGGGATTGACGGATCTGATTCATGGTGGTGGTGTGTTGCTGTACTTGAAGTACTGCAACAAGAAGATTGGATTCGTGAATTCAATATTCTGAAAGAAGCTCCAAAGGATCAGCAGATTGAAGCGAAAGCTGGAGTTGTTTATTGATGTTCGAAAAGATCAACAACAAGATTGAATCAGTTGAACCGCCTGAAAAAGTTGTGGTTTTGCAAGAGTATGAAGCTGAGGTAATGACCCAGAAGCAGGCGATGAAGATCAGCATGGAATTGCGTGAAACTTATGCGAAGAAGTTGGCTACAAGAAATTATGGTGAGATGGAAAACGCTGTCCTTTCTTATGACTCAGCACGCACTTTGGCTTTAGTTGATAAGCAAATAGTCGGAGCTATTTCTTTTCAGTGGGATGAAGTATCTAAAGTTGTTTTTATCAGCCATGTTGGAACGTTGAAGGCTCCCAAAGGCACTGGTGCTGAATTAGTTCGTACAGCAGTTGAAACTGCTTATAAGGGTAAATGGGGCATGGCTCTGGAATCAACTTATGAAGCTATACCCTTTTGGAAACGGCTTGGATTTGTGCCAGATAAAAAAGTGCCTTATGTATTTGGTGCTGACTTTAAAAGAGTAACCCAAATAAGAGAAGCTCTTGGTGCTAAAAAAAAATTGAATAGAGACGATAACATGTTCGACAAACAAAAACTGCGTATAGAGAATTTAGACCAAGAACAGTTGAATAAAGCTTCTGACAGAGAACTGGCAGTATTCAGACTAAGGTTCGGACAACTTTGGAATAAACATTTCCAGAAGTGCGATGACATTATCGTCGGAAGTCTCAATCGTTACGATCTCATTACCAAGTATCGAATGCTTCTGAAAATGATGCGTAAGCGAGATCTGGAACACAGCACTGAAGCTATAGACCGAGAAGCTTTCAAGAGAGCAATGCAAATCAAAAAGGCTGGTCTTGATATCGCTCAATTAGAACCAGTTGTTCTTTGTGCGAATGCTGTCTTTATCAAGGAGGATTTTCTTCAGGATGAAGATGATGAAATAGAAGTTATCATAAAATCAGATATTGAAGAACCAAACGAAGCCTTAGAAGAAGCGATCACTGAGATGCTTGGTGGACAGCTTGATAGGGCTTGCGTTTTTATTTATACAAAAGATTTTAGCGGCAGTTGTATTCCATTGTTTCATGATGTCTTAAGTCCGGTTCTTGAAATAGAGAAAATAGAAATGCAAGAAAGGACAGATTTTTCGGAACTTGGTGAACAGAAGTTCGAAAGAAATGTTCCTATTGTTCCTCTTCTCAAAGGTAAAGTTGAGGAACGCATTGTCTACGGTATTGTGTATGAACCGGATACGGAAGACAGTCAGGGCGACGAAGCGAATGCTGAAGAAATCCGTAAAGCTGCATATCAGTTTATGGAAGAGTGTCAGACCTTCAAAGTGATGCACAAAGGTAAGAATGTCAAGGTGCGAATACTGGAGAATTATATTGCTCCTGTAGACTTTACGATCGAAGGAAAGTCGGTCAAGAAAGGCTCATGGGTACTCGTTACCAGAATTCTTGACAACAAAATTTGGAAAGCAATCAAGAAGGGAAAGCTCACAGGGTACTCGATGGCAGGTTATGCAAGAACAGCGTAAGGAGTTTTGTAATGAAAAAGAGTAGAAAGATGAAAGATATTACTACCAAGGAAATGTCTCTTGTGGACAGACCTGCGAACAAGCGACCTTTCCTATTGTTCAAGCAAGAAGGGAAGTCAATTGATGATTCCCTCTTGAAAGCGAAAAAGAAGATCAACATTGAGATAGCAAGTGACGGGACTAAGGGAGGTACTTCGATTTCCGTGAATGGAGATAAGATAACCAATATGAAGAGTTTCAACTTCAGCATTTGGAGTGAAGTTGATGATAAGTCTTCTGTTAGTTGCTCTTATTCCAAACTCGTCGAATCTGAAGGAGGCTTCCAGCGGACCGAATCTTATTATCTCGCAAAAGGAGATGGTCAAATGGATAAGAGATTACAGAAGTTATTGAAAAATTTTCTTGGCGATAGTTTCGAAAAGGTTGAACTCAAGCCTGACGAGCTTAACGAGGCAACAATAGTGGAGCTTGAGAAAGCTTTAACGACTCTCAACGAATACAAGAAAGAGTTTCCACCTGATCTTGGCGCTGCAGTTGCCCTGCTAGCAATTCATGCGAGCCAAGGCTATAAGCAGCCAGAGCCAGTAGAAAAAGCAGGTGCTAAGCTTTCCAAAGACACAATGGCGAAAGTAAAAGCTATTGTAGCTGCTGCGAAAGCTTTAGAGTCGTTGTTACCAAAAGATGACGCTACCAGTACCGAAAAGAGCGATGGCGGCACTGAGAATTCGGAGCTTCAGAAGACTGTTGAAAAGTTAGCTGAAGCTGTAACAGTTATTGCCAGCAAGCTGGAAAAGAGAGAAGCTTCAGATGAGATAGCGAAAGTCAGTGATGCTGTTACGAAAATTGCTGGCAGAATCGAATCTCTCGAGAAGCAACCTGCTTCAACCAAGAAGAGTATTGAGCAGGGAAATGATCAGTCACCCAAGAAAGAAGTGCAGAAGGACAGTGAAGGCCGTGTGATAGGTAACTGGCCAAGTTTTACAATTGAAACAACTGACGAGTAAAAGTGCGTTAGGCTGTAGTCGAAGAGTAAATGAATTGACAAATTCAACCCAATAAGGAGTTAGAGATGTTTACAAACAAACAGCTATTGATGCCTGCTAACAAGACGGCCTTTATGAAGATGGTCAGTTTACCGACTATCTCTCTTGAGGCAGAAGAGGCGGATCAATTTATTGATTACATTGTCGATGAGTCGATCATGAAGAACAGTGTTCGATACGTCAAGATGAAGAAAGAAACTAAGGACGTCCGAGCATTAGGTCTTGGTGATGATCGGTTCTTGTACCCGGCAGGGACGTTCACTTCTTCGAATTATCAGAAAACTTTGTCTGATCAGAAGATTCCGTTGATTACCAAGAAGATGCGTGGTGCTGTTGCTATCTACGATGATGATCTGGAAGACAACATCGAAGGCAACGCTTTTGCAGATCACGTAATGCGAATGGTTACAGCGAAGGTTGCGAACGAACTTGAAGAAATTTTTTGGATCGCCGATACTGGAAGTATTGGTGGATTCGGAGCGACGGATACTCGCAGCTTGTTCGACGGCTTCCGATATCGTATCGTCAATAGTCAAGGTGCTACTGGTTCATATTTGACAACGCATTACAATGACGTGTCTGGAAGAGCTACGCTGATTACAGCTTTGGATCATGCTGATTGGGCAACGACTCCGGGTGCAGGAGGTACTGCTACTCAAGGGATGATGTGCGAGCCTGATACTGCAAATGGGTTCATCTACATCTGTACCGTTGCAGGAGTGGTTGGTGGAGCACATCCGACTTGGCCGACTACACTAGGACAAACCGTAGTTGACAACTTGGCAACATGGAGATGCCATGCGTATGACTGTACTCTGGCTGGAACTATTGCACAGCAAAACGGTACGGCACCATATAACTGGGAATTCAAATACAGCCAGATGTTGAGACGCTTGCCTTCTAAATACAAAAAGGTTGGTATGGCCAATTTGCGGTTCTTCAACTCGGATCAGATTACACAAGACTATGTTGAAGCGTTGGCTGCTCGATCAACAATTCTTGGCGACAGTGCGATTCTCGGCAAGGCACCGCTTCAGTATGGAACCGTTCCTATTGTATCCTGTCCTACGATGTCAGTAACCATGTCCGCTGCTGCTCAGGGTGTTCTTGGTGGTGGTGCTTATGGCGACTGCTTGCTGACTCCAAAGGGCAATCTGATTATCGGTATTCAGAGAGCCATTAAGATCGAAGCCCAGCGGGTTGCTGCTGACGAAGCCACTTATTGGTTTTACAGCATTCGAGCTGACTGTGCAATTGAAAACGTTAACGCTTGTGTGCTGCTTGAAAGACTAACTACAACTTAATCTTAATCAAATAATAAGGAGGTTACAATGTCAGAACGATTTTTAATTCGGAACTATGGTCCTTCAAGGAATCTTCCGGATGGTCACGGTTCGTACATCTTTATCGAACATGAAAGAGTGCGATCTACAAGTGATCCGGAACTGGCGAAGTTGTTTACAACGTATCCGCAAATACATGTGACAGATAGAGGTGAAGAAGCTTTTCCTGCGCCCGTATTACCTGAACCACCTGTAGGACCGGAACCTCCTGAAGATGAAGATGAAGCCGAAGATGAAGATGAAGATGAAGTCGAAGATGAAGTCGAAGATGAAGTCGAAGATGAAGCTGCTGATTATTCAGATTTGGCTGTTAAGGATCTTCGCGAGATAGCACAAGAACGTGATATCCCTATTGTTGGTCTTCTCAAAGCAGACTTGATCAGAACACTTCAAGAAAATGATGCTGCTTCAACAGATGAGTGGCGAGTTGGCCAACCTGTCAAGTATGAAGACGAAGATGAAATTTACCATATTGTTTCAGTTCCAGAAGAAGCAGATGGTGAATTCATCATCAAGAATGATGAGCAGGAAGAGTATTCTGCTTTGGCGGATCAACTTGCTGTTGTTGAATAAATTGTATACTAATTACAAAAAGTTCAAGGAGTAGATAAAATGAGTAAATGGAATCTAGCGACAATGGATCGTGATATCGGGCAGATGATTGGCCGACCTCTTCAAGAGGCGATGGCTCACGGTATCAACAACGATATTATTCACGGAGGTATGGTATCTGGCCAAACTGCCCTCCAGAGTGTTTATGCGATGAGTGCAACGAAGAACTGTACTCTCGGAACAAAGCTGCGAGAAAAAGAGACGGGCAGAGAGTTCGATTATGCAAGAGCAGGTGGTGTCAATCTGTCCAAAGCCCTAATGACGCAATCGGCTGTACCTGTTGCGAATTATCTTGAACAGGTACAGACTGCTTATGGTTGGGCAGTTGGTGCTACTTCCGGTTATATTCTGATTACAACCGGAGCTACACCGGCAGTGGATTATTTTGCTGATGGCAATGTAGTGGTCAATCAAGGCACTGGTATCGGTGGAATGTTTCCGATATTGTCCAATACTTCACATGCAACTATTCTTTATGTTGAATTGAAACCTGGACATCCTGTCAACGTTGCATGGGTTGCAGCTTCGGAGCTTTCGCTTATCAAGAATCCGTTTTCGGATACGATCGTTTGTCCAGTGACGACCTTGACCGCTCCTCCGGCTGGTGTTCCAATTATTGACGTTACGGCTTGCTATTATTACTGGTCGCAAGTTAAAGGTCCGTGCCCGTTGCTTGTTGATACTGGTGACACGATAACTATTGGTGAGCCTGTTGGTGCTGCAGGTACTAATGCTGTTGCCGGTGCGATTGGTGTCGCAACTACAGTTGAAGGTCATTATGGCCGAGCTATGACCATTGCAACGGCTGGCGAACCTGCCATTATTAACCTTGACCTTGGCCTATAAGCTATTTGTCAATTTGTTAAGAAAGGAAGGTTAATATGCCTAAACAATTAACAACAAGTATAAATCCAAACCTATATCCCGGATTATCAGATTTGGTGCATCAGATGCTGACTTTGGGCATTGATGGCAATATCATATCCGGTGGGATGCTAGGCAATGATATACCTAACGTCTATGGGGAAAGTGTAACGCAGCTTGCGACTATTGGAAGTAAGCTTCGGATGAATGATAGTCGTGAATTCATCTACAGTAAGAATGGTAGCGCTGAGATTGGCCACGCTCTAATGGCTCAAGCCGAAGCCGCTACTTCGCAGTGGTACGATCAATTGCAGACTGCGTACGGTTGGACAGCGGGAGAACAGGCGAATACAGTGCTTATCACTGCGGGTTCAACTCCTGCTGCTAACGAGTGGGCCGAAGGTTGGATGTTTGTTAATGTGGGAACGGGCCTAGGATATACCTATAAAATCCTAAACAATACTTCTCATGCGACAATTCCAACAGTTACTATTGCTGAAGTTGATGGGGTTGTCGCTGACATTCCAGCAGCTTCGGAAGTGACGATTCTCAAGTCCAATTTCCAGGATACAATTCTTGTTGCTACCGGAGGTCTAACGGCTATTGCAATTGGCGTTCCGTTGATTACTGTTACTGCAGAGTATTACTATTGGTCTCAGACTAAAGGACCTGCTGCTATGATAGTTGATACAGATGAATCATTGACCATTGGATTGCCTGTAGCTTGTCCTGCGACTTGTGCTGTTGCTGGCGCAATTGGACCAGCCGTTACCTTGGAGCCTCATTACGGCGTATGCATGCGAGTTGGTGCAGCAGGCCAACTTGCAATGATCAATCTTGATCTAGGACTTTAATTCCAGAAAGGAGTTCAGTATGGACCAGATACAAATTGTTTCTGGTGGTGGCAATGATATGGTCGGTGTCAATAGTAGAAATCAGTTGTTGACCCGAAGTATTGTTGTACCTGCCATTCACGAGGCTTCACTTCTCGGTAAAGCGTATTCGTGGACAGCTGTCAATGCTGATATTAACGCTGGTGACACTGCTCTGTTAGTAGCTAATCTTTCAGATGCAGAGGATCTTGTTATTAGTCGGATGTATCTTTGGACGGATACAGCGGCTCAGATCAAGATTCATGTTCCTGCGTACGCTGCGTTTGACGGAACGGTAGTTGTTGGAAATAATCTAAACCGTAACTTCGCAAACAACGCACCTGCTTTAGCTCACGCTGATGACGATCAAAATGCTTTTGTTGCAGGTAATGTGATTGAGACAGTTTACTCACAAGTGTCAGTTAACGGTCAGGTTACTACGGCAGTTGGTGTTCCCATTGATTTCATGGATGCTTTGATTCTGGGACAAAATGACGTTGTTGCAGCTGATCTTATAACGGAGACTGGAGCATTTGAAATAACTATAGTTGGTTACTTTATTCCAAAATAAGTGTGCCTCCTTCAGAAACGGCTTTGGCGGTTGAGCCGGGAAAATTAACCGTCGCCTTTTGAATTGTAATTTGAGTCAGAAAGGATGTGTGACATGATAATAAGCCAATTGCTAATTGAAGTGACAAGCACAGGTATAATAACAGACTGGGCATCATTATGTCCTTCAAATTTGAAAGTGCCAGTTTTCTGCAAAAGGATAGTAGAGTTGCTTGTTCGATTACCTGATCACGTCTGTATGATAAAAGTTCCTGGAACAAATTATACGATTGATCGAAATGATATCGAGTCAGTCAAAGTAAGCTAAGAAAGGGATTCAAGATGGAACAGATGCAAATAGCTTCAGGATCGGCTACATATCTTGCCGAAGTTAACGCTCGAAGACAATTGCTAACACGAAGTATTAAAGTGTCAGCTATCCATGAAGCTTCGTTGTTAGGTCGTGCGTATTCTTGGACAGCTGTCAATGCAGACCTTGGTATCAATGACACTGCTTTGCTGGTATCAAACACTTCCAACACTATGAACTTGGTTATACAACGAGCATATATTTGGGTTGATATTGCAACTCAAGTTCAGATTCATCTTCCTGTTCCCGGAATATATACAGGAACAGCCGTTGTTGGTGTTAATCTGAATCGCAATTATGCCAACAATGCACCTGCGGTTGCTTTTGTTAACGAAACTGTCAACGCTCTAGTTGCCGCACAGGTTATTGAATCACTTTATATTCGTCTTGATACAAATGGCGAAATTACTACAGCTGCAGGTGTTCCTGTCGATTTTAAAGGTGGGTTGATTCTTGGTACGAATGATGCGATTGCTATTGACATTTCAACTGAACCGACAGGATTTGAAGCGACGATAGTTGGGTATTTTGTTCCTAAAGAGGGGTAACATGGCAGCGTCAGGGAATTACATAGTCGAGGCGGATGTGGATAACTGGCCAGTTGTAATTGATGCGTCAGAAACTTTTGCGACTACTGATGTAGATACTGCTAATGACCGAATCACTGTTGTCAACGACATTCCTACAGGTACGGAGTTGAAGTTTAGTTCAACCGGTGTCATACCTGCTCCGCTTGTAACTGGAGTGGTCTATTACGCTATACGCGTAGACGCAACCCATATTGAAGTGGCTACAACTCCGGTTACGGCGGCAGCAGGAACAGCAATTGACCTTACGGATGACGGCTCAGGAACACACACGTTAGATATTGGCAGCGGTAGTAGCGAGACTGATCGTCAAGCAATAATTGATCGAGCAGAACAGTTTGTTGAAAATCTTACTAAGGATTATTTCTACTCCAAGACTTTCAGCATCTATAGAGATGGAAATGGGCAGGATCAACTCACGCTTAACCTACAGCCTTATATTCTTACCGTCACTGAGATACTACTTCATGGTATCGCCATAAACACTAGTTGGTGGACTTACAATGTTAATTCGGTTTATCTTGATCCAGAATCTGCAACTGGGGGCATTGATGATCCAGAATTGCTCTTGAGATTGAAAGGTAAAAGAGGGTTATTTTCCAAGGGAATAAACAATATCAAGGTTACCGGTACGTATGGGTACACTGCTTGTCCATCGGCAATCAAACGTGCAACTATAATTCTTTGTCGTTATGAGAACGATGAAACGCTTTACACTGCTTACGATGACGTTGTTTCTGACAAACTGGATGATGCTGCTTATAGCCGTGGAACTAAAAAATTCCTTACCGGCATTCACGAGGCGGACAAATTTATTCGAAACTATATTCGCAAGAAGCCCATGCTCGGAGTTATTTGATGCAAAATAATTCAAAAGTCAATATTCTTAGGATAGCAAAAGCAAGCAATGGTATGGGAGGTTGGACTGAAGCTGAAAATGTTTCACATAACAATCTGCCTTGTCGAATTGTTTGGAAGAAAGGTTCTGAAAAGATCCAGTTTAGCAAGGACACACATTATCGTGATGCTAAATTATTTTGTAGGATTGTTGATGTTACAACAAGAGACAGGGTCGTATATGAAAGCAAGAAATATGAAATAGTTGATGTTAGTAATCCTGATAACAAGAACAAGCGGTTGGTGTTGGATTTGAAATTGATAGAATGACCATGAAACAAGAAAAGAAACTTGACAGCTTAATCAATCAGGTTGTCAAGGTGATCAGTGAATTGCATGAACTTGAAATGACGTTTAGCCGATTGAAAAATGAAAGCGAAGAATTGTTGCGAAAACTGTTAACCAAAAAAATGGCTAAAATAGAAGACCATACCAGAGACGTGTTGTGTGAAGTCGATAAAAGGATTAGCAAGAAGCTTAAAATTGCGGCTTTAATGGTTGAACGTACAGCCAGATCCAAAGGCTACTGTCCTGTGCTGACAGGTACGGCACGACGTAGTATATTATCGAATTGGTACGGTGCAGTTGGTTCACGCAGTTTTATGTGGCCAGCAGATCCAAAGAAAGGGATCAGAGCAGGTAAAACTGAAATTGAAAGTCAAGCTAAAAAGCAAGCTATAATCGGAAGTAACATCGAATACTTTCCATATATTGAATTAGGAACAAGTAAGATGGCTGCCAGATCGCCTCTGCGACGAGCACTGGAAGCTAACACAGCTGAAATTCAGAGATTGTTTAACTCACTATGAAAACACTTTTTCAAGCTATTTACGCGACATACGAAGCAAGCGATTTAGCAGCTTCGTTGACGGGCTTGTACAACACGCAAGCTCCTGCTGATGCTGTATTCCCATATAGTGTGTATACGCTCGTTAGTAACGTGCAAGATTTTACTTTCACAGAAAATTTCGAAGACTGCCTTGTGCAGTTCAGCTTGTTCAGTGATGTCATGTCAGACTCAACACAAGTTTGTGATTTGTTCGAGTTGCTTAAAACAGCATTCGATTTTTTGTTGGACTTAGGAGTAGCAGGGTACGCAACCATCAGCATCGTTAGAGAGATTGCTAATCTCATCAAAGAAAAAAACGTTTGGCATTATGCTGTGACTTATCGAATATTGTTACAAGAAGATTAGGAGATACGATTATGACTGTGAAAGCAGGTTGGAAAGGTGCCGTGTATATTGGAGGTACAAAGATTGGTGGTTCGACGTCCTGGACCTATTCAGGTGAAACTCGCAACATGCAGGACATCGACGAGTTTCAAGACGAAATTGTCAAACAGTTGCCGTTGCAGATCGTCGGCGGTGATATCGAGATCACTGGCAACTACCTCTTGGATACAGATGTCGGCCAGAAGTTGCTCAAGACTAATTTCGATGCCAAAACAGAGATGGATAACGTTCAGTTGCATACCGATTATTCTACGATTTACTTGGTACCGGATGGTAGTTCGCATTGCGTCATTACCAAGGTTAACGCTACTGGTACGGACAAGAGTGGCGTTGGTACATTCAGTTGTACGATGCATGTCAATGGCCAGCTTGAGCAAGCAGGTAGCACCACTGTTGTAACCTTTGATACGGTCGGTGTTCACAACGTTTCCGCTACTGAAGCTGAATTTATTGGTAGGCTTCTCCATGCAGGCGGACTCGGCGATATCACTTGTTACTTCGAGTATGGTACAACTGTTGCTTATGGTACCGATACATCTGGTACAGCCGACGTGATGGATGCTGCTGCAATAGTTCTCGGCGGACTGTTCGAGCAAACGTCGGCCTTACTGGTGACGGCTACGCTGTATCACTGGCGTATACATGCAACGCATACCGCTGGTGCTGTACATGTTGTCGGACCTGATCAAACGTTTACTACACCGTAAGTGCAGCCTAAGCGTTTTATTGCATTTTTGAGGCAATGGGTCCGATGCGATGCGATATCATGCTAGGCTCGTGGCTAGGTGGCTAGAATTGAAGATTGAAAGGAGTATTACGAATGCCATTTTTTGACATAAAGAGCAAAAATGAATGGTGCTATTTTGACTCTGCAAAAGAAGCGCTTGGCGGAGTATGCTTGCGAGTACCGACAGCCGAGGAAACTGAGCGGATTGAGAAGTTAACTGTTGCCGTCAAGAAGAAGTTCAAACGTGGGGTATGGCGTGAGGACAAGACGACAAATACCGAACTGGCTTCGAAGTTGATGTGGGATTTTTGCATCGTCGACTGGAAGGAAGTTGTTCTCGACAAAGATGCACCTCCAGCAGAGTGTACAAGTGAGAACAAAGTCCGTGCGGTAAAGAACTGGGAATTCTTAAGGTTCGTCAACGATAAGTTGGATGAACTGATGGAAGCAGATACTGCAATTGAAGAGGCGCGAGCAAAAAACTTAAAGGATTCATCAGATGGCGATGTCGACCTTTAGACTGTCCTGGTTGCGTCGATCTTTATCTAGGTCAACTTAGGGAACCGCCATGTGATGAGTGTCATGTAGAACTTGATCCAGCTAATGCTGAAACGGTAAGGATCTACATGTTAGTTCATGACCAAGTACGCGTAGCGTCTTCGGGCGATATAATAGGACTAGATTATGGTGCAGTGTTAGATGTTGTAAAGTTTTATGTTGCTGATAGCGATGTTAAAAGAATCTTTGAGAACGTCATAATGTGTGGCCAGATTGAACAAGAATTCAGTAAGGAAAACGAATAATGAATTTTCTTACGGCTGACGTTGCTATAAAAGTTGAAGACAAACAATTGCCTGCTCAGCTTGCTAAGGTGAAATCTACCGTTACAAGAACGGTGGATAAAATTAAAACATCTTTCAAGAAGATGTCAGCTTCTTTCAAAGCTGCTTTCGATAAAATAGTGAAAGTAGCGAAATGGGCAGCGCTTGCCATTGCAGGTAGTTTAGCATTTGCTTCAAGAGCGGCTATGAGACAAGAAGATGCTATTTTCGGATTAGTAGCTGCTCTGAAGGTAGCTGGAGAATACACTCCTCAAGTTACGAAAAGATTGACTGATTTTGCTTCAGCTATGCAGAAAATTACTATCTTTGGAGATGAAGCCACAATTGAACAAATGGCATATGCTTCTGCACTTGGAGTAAGTGCTGATAAAATGGAAGAAGCAATGAAAGCTGCAATGGGACTTGCCGTCATTACCAAGAGTCTAGAAACGGCCACGATGTTAGTTGCTCGCGCTGCTGGCGGTCAAACTTCAATGTTGACTCGTTATGGCATAATGCTTGATGAAACTTTATCACCACAGGAAAAATTCAATGCTTTGCTAAAAAAAGGAGCAGAACTTTTTGACCTTGCAACCGCTAAAGCTGAAACAACCTCAGGCGCACTGAAACAAATGTGGAATGCGATTGGAGATGTTGCCGAAGTAATCGGAGCAGCTTTGTTGCCAGGAATAAAAGCAGCAGGGACATCAATCAAAGAGTGGTCGGAAAGAAACCAGGAACAAATAGGTCGTTGGGCTGAAATTGTTGTAGCCCATATTACTTTTGTGAAAGATATTTTCACCAGTTTTGTCCTTTATCTTGTCGGGGATTGGATGTCCGGATTGAGCTTTACTTTGAACATTGCTATCGAATTGTTCAGAGGTTTTGGAAATGCCCTTGTTGCTACTGTAGACTACGCTATTGATAAGATTATAGCAACAACTGGGACAAAATTGATAGGTGGTTTGACAGATAAAATAGACTGGGCAATTGCGTACATGCAAAAAAAGTGGGAGATGGGCATTCTCTATATGACTGCCAGCCAAAAGAAAGCAGCCAGAGCATACGCAGATGAAATCGTAGCTGGCATGAGGAAAACACGAAGTATGCAAGGTGAACTTGCAGTTGAACCATTGTCTGGCAGACTGAAAAAAGTTACATCAGGGGTTGCTCAAAGTATAGAGGAACTTACTCCTCCAGAAATGGCACAAAATTGGGATGCAGCATTAAGTGTTTTGCAGGATCGTCTGGCAGGGATAGATAAAGGAGCTGAAGCTGCAACTAAGACATTAGAAGGGTTAAGCAGTGTAGGCAAGCAAGCTCAAGCTGAGATCGTCGCAATTGAAATGCTCTTAGCAGAAAATGCGCAGCAGATTGCTGCAAACAATGTGAAACTTGCAGAGGAAGCAGCTAAAAAAATAAGTAGTGCTCGCTTAAAGTGGGCACAAGAAAGCATCGACCAAATCCGCAGTTTAGATATGAAGACTCACACTGAGCGATTGCAACTGATGGATGAGTTGATGGAAAGAAAGCATGAAGACTGGGCCGAAACATCTGAAGCGATGGCTCTGTTGGCTGAGGAGCGAAAAAGATATGCGGACCAACACAAAGAAGGTTGGGAAGCTGTTAGGCAGACGATGAGTATATGGTTCCAGGACGCTTCTAATTGGGGTAAGAACCTGGGCAACATTCTGACAAATGCTTTTGATCGTGCCGCTGACTCGTTTGCTGATATGCTTATGAAACAAAAGGTGGATTGGAAAGCCTTTGGAGTTATGTTTATCAAAGAGTTAATTGCAATGATTATTAAGTTGCAAATGGCTATAATTCTTCAAGCTATATTGGAAAAGAGGGCACCTAATATACCAAGTGGACCGATAGGACCAACAGCTTCTGGCGGTAATATTCAACAAGCGGCCGAGGGCGGGCACGTCGCAGAGTCGGGCCTTGCAGTAATCCACAAGGGAGAGGACATCATCCCGGCAGGTGGAAGTGGCTTGACTGTAAATGTAATCGACAACGTCGGAGTCGGTGTCGCCGTTGAAGAAAATCAGGATGAACGAACATACAGTGTGATCTTAACTGCTTTAAGTGGTGACGGTCCTTTGAGGAGAGCTGTTAAACAAGCGGCGAGATAACAATGGCTACGTTTCCAGTACTCACACGAAAAGGAAGTAAAGCCGGTTACTTAGAGGTACACAGTAAAGATGCGGTGCATGTGGCGAGTAAAGCCTCAGGTCTACCCGTAGTTAACAAACTGTTCACGTTCGATCCGATGACGTGGAAGTATAGTCTCAAGCTGGTTACGAATGCAGATAAGGCTACTTTGATGACGTTCTATAATGCGAACGAGGACGTTCCGTTCGACTGGTTTAATCCACAAGATGGCAATACTTACGAAGTGATATTCAACATGCCGCCACAATGCATAATGGATGGATCAGACGGCACGAATATATATTGGAAGATTGTATTGAATTTAACGCAATATTCACCTTTATAGGAGCAGAGCTATGGCATCGAACTTAGCATTGTACGCCGAGAATAAGGTACTTGAATTACTTGTAGGCAAGACAGCTTTCGCCACACCTACTACATACATTGGGTTGTTCACCGGCATACCCGATGAAGACGGGGCTGGCGGAACAGAAGCTTCGTTAGGTAACTACGAGCGTAAATCAACTGCTGGTGCAGACTGGGCTGCTGCCGCCGCCGGAGCTATTACCACCGCTAACGACCTCACGTTCATCGAGGCTGCCGCAGCTGCATGGGGCTTAATCGTAGGTATTGGTATTTGGGATGCAGCTTCCGCTGGTAATATGATATTCTGGATGCCTCTGGACGATAATAAGCAAGTTGACATCGGTGATACGTTCAGACTTGAAGCTGGTGAAATTGACATAACAGCTGCGTAAGGAGAAGTGAGATGGCTAACGACTTTTACGGCGCCATTAGTTTGACAGGTGGTACAGAAGGTGCCTTGGATAATATCGACGGCACAGACTTGGCTGACGGCGACGGCGCGGTTGTTATCACGGCTACACACAATTACGTTTATATATTGGACGACGATTCTGCGGCTGGCGAGTCTTCACCTGATATTATTGAGCCTGATGCCAACGGAGGAACTAAGCGATGGATACTGGTGGCGATGTCCGATCAGGATGTGTCCAAGCTATCTGTACCTACGCACGCCGGAATTAACTTAGAGGATTCTGGCCTTACAAACCCACTGACCAGCCTTTTTTATACCATCAACACTTGGTTTCAAGTTACTCAAGAAATAGATAACCAGGGGGGTGCGAACCTCAGAGCCATCTCCACGAACTCCGCCGCAACTGGCCCAATACGTATCCAGGGAGTTTTTGGTGAAAGTAATCCCGTCGACGCTGTTCCTGCTGTCGTATTAGATGGTTCAAAAAGAGCTGGAACCTCATGGGTCGCTCTAGGTGCGGCAGAGACGGTACTCCAAATTAAGAGTATTGCAAGTATTTTTGCCACCGTTCTCGGGAATGGATATACAGGCTTCGGCACTGTTATCCCAGCTGCAAAAATTCACGTTGTTGGTGATGCACGTATTGGAGATCAGGCTACAAATTATACACAATTTTCGGCTACTGGTGTTCAAACGATGGCAGGCACCGCTAGAATTAACCAACATTTCAGAATAGGTGCTTCATCGTTCTTTAAGAAAGACAACCCGCCTGAAAACGACCTTGTGGGTATCATACCGGTTTTGAAATTTGATGCTGGTGTTACTGATGAGCAAGCTTATTACAGTGATATTGTGCCGTTCAAAATGCTCGCAGGTAGTGCTATTGTAGCGTCGGTAGACTGGTGTTACGAAGGCGGTGCAGACGCTGGCACAGTAGTGTGGGGAATCGAGTTTATTAACGTAGCGACTGGTGAAGCAGTCGCTGGAGGGACTACCACCATTACAGGTAAATCAGCAGGTACACACACTAGTGGTGCATTGGTTAGCACAGCAATAGACGACGTGGCTAACATCACCGGAGCAGTCGCAGACGACGTCTTAGCTCTTAGAGTTTTCAGAGATTCAAGCGACGGGGTGAACGATACCTTGGCGGTTGACGCTTGTCTTGTTCAAGTTCATCTACACTTTATAATGGATAAACTGGGTGAAGCAACTTAACAGGAACTCTATACTCTAATTAAGGAATAGTAACTATGGCTGACACAGGATATAATTGGGGCGCATGGACGCAGTGCGGAGTCGAGGCAGTAGTCTTGACCGTGGCTGGCACGATTCTCGAAGTTAGCGACGAGATTGATCTTGATAACATAGCGGCGTGTGAAGTATCTATCGCCGCGACTTATTCGGATCACGTTAAAGCTACAGGTGGACTTGAAATAAGTATTCTCGCCGACAATAACGGAACGTGGCAGGAACAAGCTGACGTAGGTGCAGGGATAGAAATGCTCTTTACTCAGAACGATACGAGACTATTTAACTTTCCTGTTGATCCGAAATATTTTGGCAAGTTTAAAGTCAATCATGATTGGAACAATACCACCGGGAGCTCTACTGCAACTATTACAACCAGGTACAGGACAGCAACGGTTCCACCGGCAAGTGTATAATGATTATAAAACCGCCATACGGAGTTCAGCTTAATCGCTCCCATTCCTTAGGTAGGGATGTCGTAAGTGCGTGGTTGTTTAATGATTTGCCCCAGGTTGCAGGAATTACACATGATCTTTCTGGCAACGGCAATCATGGAACATTTACTGGAGATGCTCATTCAGTTGCGGGTAAGTTTGGTGCTGCATTGAACTTGGGCGGAACCGGCTATGTGGAGATAGGGGCTGATGCTAGGTATGGAGGGTCTGTTTATTTTATTAGTTTTTGGATTAACCCGGATAGTGTCACTAGCAGTCAGTACATAATGGACAATCGGGCTAACGGCAATGGAAATGACAGAGCGATCATAGTCGGGTTTCAAAGTGGCTATTTCAATTTTTATGATGGGGATTACCCAACCGGATCGGCAAATGATACTCGTTTTGTGGCGACAGCTGGTGTGTGGCAGCATGTGGTAATGGGGACGGACGGTACCTCGGTCTTTGCATATCTCAACGGGGTAAAGGTTATTGAGCAAACGGGGACCTGGTTGGTTAATGATATTCATCAAGCTTTCATAATCGGCGGTCGAGCAAATTCGCCTCCGATCAATCTGTTTACCGGCCAAATCGACGACGTCCAAATTTACAACCGAGTCCTCGCTGTTAGCGAGATAATGGAACTGAACCGTGATCCGTTCCAGATGTTCGAGCGATCAAGCATTGAACTATGGTCAGCAGCTTCACAAGACGTAGGAGGTGTATTTGTAAACGGTTCGGCTACAGGATCTTGCGAATTTACAGCCACTGCAGCAGCGCATAATTATAATCTCGCTTCTGCATCAGGTGACATCGAGTTCACAGCTACTGTAGCGGCGCATAATTATAACCTTGCATCAGCTGCAGGTGACATTGAGTTTATCGGAACTTCTGCAGGACGTATCTTTTGCTTTGCGTCAGTCACAGGATCTTGCGAATTTACGGCAAATGCGACGGCCCACAATTATAATCTGGCGTCAGTCGTAGGTACTATCGAGTTTACAGGTACAGCAGCTGGAAGAATACTACTCGACGAACTACCACTTGTTATATGGGAAGACGCTGACGTAACGTTTAAGAACACCAACGTCACTTGGTATACTGGATTTGTAGATGCTTCTGCATCAGGTGACATCGAGTTCACAGCTACTGTAGCGGCGCATAATTATAACCTTGCATCAGCTGCAGGTGACATTGAGTTTATCGGAACTTCTGCAGGACGTATCTTTTGCTTTGCGTCAGTCACAGGATCTTGCGAATTTAC